GTTGGCCGCTCGTAATGCACGGGGCCAAGGCCAAACGGTGCTGGATCCCTGGCGACTTGGCCGCCGCCGGCGCAGCGGACGTTGGCGCTCATCGGCGGGCCTTGCGGTAGGTAGTGACCCACCGGCGGCGGCGTGCGCGCCGGATGGCGAGCCGGACCGCCACGGCCGGGGTGGCAAGGATCGTCAGGAGCAGGACGGCGGCGGCCACCCTCATGGCCCTCTCCCCCCACCCGGGTCGTCCTGGCCTTGGTCCCGGATCCGCTTCTCTACATCGCGGGCGGCGTCCCGGCGTTCCTGGGCTTCCTCCCGCAGGTTGCGGTCCCGTTCTTCCTGGTCGCGCAGATAGTTGGCGTTCTGCCGTTCGTAGTCCTCACGGGCGCGGCGCCAGTCGCTGTCGGACCAGGCGTGCCGCTCGGTCTGCCCACCCTTACCGGGCCGGCCGTGGCGGCCGTGGCCGCCCTGGCGGGGCGCGGCCCGGGTGGGCTCCTCGACGGTGTCCTCGACCTTCTTGCCCCATGACCAGCGGCCGGGGTCCTTGTCGAGGCTGCGGTCGGTCTCGGCGTCCAACGCCCGTTTTGACTCGTCGGGGTCGCCGCTCTTCCACGCGTCCCACCAGGACCACGAGCCCATCAGGCCCACCGGCCTTTGGTTGGCAGGTCCGAATGGGGCAGGTCCGCGGTGGTGAGCCGGGGCCACCGCTCGCCATCGTCCAGCGCCCGGCCGGCCCGCCAGTTCGACGACCGCATGAGCGACGCCTCAGCCTCGTTGACGAGCGCGGCACGGTACTGGTCGCCGGTGCGGCGGTCCTGGCCGGGTTTCGGCTTGCGGATGCGGACACCGCTCGCGCGGGTCTCCAAGCTCGGCCGCGGCGCGGTCATAGCACACCCCCGACGACCTGCACGTTGGTGATCCGCTTGCGGGTCCACAGGTCGGTGTCGACCAGGATCAGCCAGAACCGGGACGGCTGGGGGTCCGGGTCAGGCGACGAGCTTGGCGGCCTTGTGGCGGGAAGTTTCGGCGTGCTGGGACACGTCGGCGAACACGCCGCCGCAGACGAGGCAGTCACTGAGCTGGATGTCGTAGTCGCCGTATTCGAAGGTGTCGCCGGTTTTCTTGTCGACCCCGGCGTGGGCGGGGACGTGGACGGTTGCCATGTGCGGTTCCTCTCTACGGGCTCGGATAGGGGGCCCGGGGGGGCCGCGGGACCGGGACCGTCGGGAGCTGTCGCCGCCATGCAGCTCGAACCAACGGTGACGCGCAGGTGCGCGTCGGGGGACGCGGCCGCCCTGGGGGTCATGGTCATGTGGTCGTTAGGGTTCGGCACCCAGGGGTCGGGCTCGCCCGGGACGGGCGGCTCACCGGGCGGCGACCAGGGATCGTCCGGCTGGTCGCCGTTCGGGCCGACGTGGGAGACCGGGGCGGGCTCGCATCCCCGACCGGGAGCGTGGGATGCAAGCACGCTGCGACCGGCGGGTGGCTGTCCCCAGCTGGAGCCCGCCCCGGGGATCACGCGGACCTCCTCGGCGGCAGCAGTAAGCTGATTGACGGTGCGGGGCGAGAACTCACGGGTCGCGAGATGGCGCTCGGCTACCTCAGCAAGCGGGAGGAAGAACGCCCACCGTTCCGGGATCGTGAACTCCCGGATCTTGGCAACTTTCGCCTTGGTGTCGGCAACGCTCCAGCTTTCCTTGACGAGATGCGCAGCCAGTGGCAGCCATGTCTCGCGCGGAGCGCCATGAACCTCGGCTAGGTGGGTGGACCGACCGAACAGTGAGCCGTCCGGAAAATCATGAGTTGATTCATGGTTTTCGTCTGCTGCAATATCTCTCAGCACAGTCCAAGTCTCGGCAGCCTGCCGGAGCTTACTGAGGCCACCTTGGTTCCGTCCAATGCTTCGCGCGTATTCGCTGAGTCCGCCATTCAGCCCGCGGCCATGGTCACCGAGAGCGACCCAGCGGAAGACATGGAGACCGATTTCCAGCGGGTCGAGTTCGGATTGCTCATTGGAGGTAACGAGGGCGAGATAGGCGGCCTCATCGTCCAACTCCCGAACCCAGCATGGCACCTCGGTAACGCCGGCTCGCCAGGCGGCCTCTGCGCGGTGGTGGCCAGCGATGATCTGATAGGGCCGATCACCTTCGACGGGCCGGACAAGCAGGGCATGCTCGGGGGGGAAGAGGCCTGCGTCACGGATGCGGGCGGCGATCCGGTCGATGACATCCTCGCGTCGCGTTATCCGGGGGTTGTCCGGATGCGGCGCGAGATCGCCCACGGGGAGCAGAACCGGCGCGTCGCTCACGAGGCCACCGGCTCCCCGTCCGGCTCCGGCTCGGTGAGGAGGTCGATGAGCGGCACGCCAAGGACGCGCGCCCAGTTCTTGAGGTCTTCGACGCCGGGGGTGACATGGCCGTTCTCCCAGCGGTTGAAGGTCCGCTCGGTGACGCCCAGCTCCTCCGCCATCTGCCGCTGGCTCTTGCGCAGCCAGCCGCGTTTGCGGGCAGCGAGGTCGAGGTTCAGCACTGCGACTCCTTGTCATGCGGTAGGTCGAAGGTGCGGCCACCTTGACACGTCAGATGATATGAGTCAAGACATGGACCCCTAGCATGTGAGCGTGATACTGTCCGTTGACACGACAGACGGTGTCGTCTAGGGTCTTGTCGCCTAGCACTACGGAACGGGTACTAGAAGGGGGTACGACATGGACCTCGAGCGGCTGGCCCAGATGGTCGCCAAGGCCCAAGACGACAAAGGCATCAGCGACTACGCCCTAGAACACGAGATCGGACGGCCCGGCGGCAAGGCGTTCAACGCCAAGCAGCTCAAACGCTGGAAGGACGGCGAACGCATCCAAGCCATCCCGCGGCCGGTTGTCCTCCGCATCATCGAGATCCTCGACCTACCGGCTGATGAGACTGCCGAGCTGGCGGGCGTGTGGCCACCGCGGCGCACTGCCGCGATGCTCCGCGAACTGGACCGGTCCACTAGCGAACTTACCGCTCGGTACGTCGGACAAACCGCCTTACCAGTGCCCGCCGAACTCCAGGACGCGGCCCTGCTGCGCCGGCTCGGCGTGCCCAACCTCGAGCGGCGCCGCGCCGAGCGCCGCCGGCGGCCGCGGCTGGTTCCCCAGATGGAGCAGGTGGCCGCATGAACGCTAGTCACTGGTGGACGACGACGGCATTGTGGCTGCTGCTTCTGCTGGGTCTGTGCTTCTGGCTGCTCGCCGCGTTCATCCTGCCAGTCATCCTGCACGTCGTCATGCTTGGTGGCGGCAAGACGGTTTGGCTGGAGCTATGCATCACCGTCGCCTTCGGGACGTGGGGATGCGCCGCCTTCTGGGTCGCCATCCGCCGCCTAATTCGCAGACATGGTGGTGCCCAATGACTCGGCTGCGGCTGGTCCCCCAGGTCGAGCGGGTGGCAGCATGAGCCGGACGCTGCGGCTGCCCTGCGCCGGATGCGGCAAGGAATACGACCGCGCCGACATGCTCGAGGCCTACATCCCTGAGCAGGTCGTCACCATGACCGGAATCAAGGAGCCATTCAGTTTCGTGCCGATGCGGCTGGACTGGGTTGGTCCCTGTTGTGCCGAGTTGGCCAACCAGTGGCAGCCGGGTGATGCCTGGTGAGTATCGCCCTACCTACAGCAACGACCGCACCGATATCCGCTGTTTGCGACTTGGAGCGGTCTGTCCCCTTGGGCCAGGATGCGACGCCCGGCGCCCTGGCACCAGCCGGTCAGTTTCGCACCAAGGGGGGACCTTTGCCATCCACCGCCGCATGGGAACGGTATGTGCTGCTGCTACGACGCCGTCGCCGCAGCCAGGAAACCATCGACCTGTACCGGGTCGTCCTCAGAGAACTGTGGGCGTTCCTGGCCGACCAGCACCATGACTGGCGGCAGGTGACCCCGGAACTGGTGGACGCCTGGCTGGACAGCCAAGTCCGGGCGGCGTGGACCCGCAACACCTACGGCCGCGTCGTCCGCCGCTTCTACGCCTGCGCCGTCAGTCGCGGCTGGCTGGACGGTCCCAACCCACTCGAGGACTGGACCCCACCCCCAGCGCCCCCACCGCGGCCCCGCGCGCTACCGCTGGACGCCATCGGCGAACTGCTGGCGGTCGTGGACCCGAGGATCCGCATGATGGTCCTCCTGGGCTACTTCCAGGCGCTGCGGGTCGGGGAGATCGTGCGCCTGTCCGTCGAGGACCTCGCGCTTGGCGCGGACCCGCCGATGATCCGGATCGACGGCAAGGGCGGCAAACAGGTGTGGATGCCGCTGTCCCCGGCGCTGGTCGGCCCGCTGCGAACCTTCCTGCTGCTCCGCCCGGCACGGGGCCCGCTCATCCCCAACCACCGCGACCCCGACCGGCACCTGCATCCCAAGTATGCGGCCCATCTGCTGGCCAGCGTGATGCGGCCCGTGGTCGGCGACAGTGGGCATGCGTTGCGGCACACCGCCGCCCGGCAGCTCCGCCGTCAGACCCACGACCCGTTCCTGGTCCGCGACGCGCTCCGCCATGCGGGCCTGGGATCGTTGGAGTTCTACACGCAGGACCCGGAGACGCTGGCGGCCGCGCTCGGCCTGCTCCCCGACCCGCTGGGCGACGGTGCCAGCCGGTGAGGGCTACCACTCAGGATCAAGTCCGGCGGCCTGAAGATGTTTGACCTCGGCCCAGACCTGCTCGAGGTGGTCGGTGAGCAAGTGGACGTCCATGTCGACGAAGTACCGCTCCGACGATTTCGCGGCGGCCAGGATCTCATCCAGGGTCATTTGGGCCTTGAGCCCGATGGGTGGTGGCTGATCGTTCATGGTCTACTCCTCAGCGTCAGGAGGTCGGCGGGTGAGGCTCCTCGACCCGGCGGTAGCGTTCCCAGGCGGACTGCACGGTTACTCCCAGCGCCCCGGCGATCCGTGTCCACGAATCGCCCTTGGCCCGCGCGATGGCTACGGCCTTGTCCAGGCTGGCTTGGGCCTGGTCGCGCTGCTGGCGGAACTCGCGGATGTCGTCTAGCTCGAATTCGGGCATCACACACTCCTTGCATCAGGGGTTCCTGACAGGGTATCCTGATGCAAGAGTTTCTGTCCACCTAGCGCCGCGGCCGGCGCGTATCCCAGGAACAGGCCGCATCGTCCAGCCCCCGACCGCATCCGGAACGGCCGGGAGCAGCTGTCGAGATGATCTGATCATCTCGACTCGAGGTCTCTGTCCACCCACTAGAGTGCACGGCCTGCCTGCTCAAGGCAGCGGCCCGGCCGGGCCACACCCATAAGCCAATCGCCCGAACTTGGAAGGACCCCATAGGAGCGGTCGGCAACATCCGCGCAGACTCATTCCCACGCCAGAGCGACCACCTCGGCCAGCGGGTCAAGGTGTGCTTCCAGTACGACACGTCGCGGACCTGCAATGGGACCATCGTCCGCGACGATCTCGAAGATCCGTGGCAGATGATCATCCGGCTGGACGACGGCCGTCACGTGCTGGCCACGGAATGCCAGTACCAGCTGCTACGTGCACGACCGGCCTACTGAAGATTGGCGCCCCGGCCGGGGCAACACCCAAGGAGACTGTTATGCGATGGAACGACCAAGAACTGACCACCTATGGCCAGATCCTGGATGCGGTGACCGATATCCTCCACAACGGCACCCGTGAGCAGGCGCACGAGTTCATGGCCGCCTACCGCGCCGAGACACCGCACGCCGCCACGAACATCGGCTACCTCGCCGGGTACTGCTCGACGGCGACCGCCACGAAGATCTTCGACTGGTTTGAGTGCGCCCATCCGATCTTCGGTACGCATGTTCCGACCCCGGATGAGGCGTTCCATGCGGGGCAGCAGTTGGCGCAGTCATGAGTGACCCCGGCTGGGGTCACAACCTCGGAGGAACCCATGACCGACCAGCCCGATCCTGAGCGTTCACTCTTCGGGATAAAGATCCACCAGCCCAGTGATGTGCTGAGGCCGGACGAGATCCTGCTTGTGTCGCCGGGGGAGGAACCAGGAAGCATCTCCGCCACACTGCTCAAGACCAGAGGATCGATGACAGCCATGAAGACGGTATGGGCCGTGCGGTACGGCAACTACGACCCCAGCGAGGTCATCGCCCTCTACGACAACGAGCAGGCCGCCAAGGCGCACGCCGCCATGAGCGACGATCCGCTCGAGGTCGAGGAGATGGAGGTCCGCAGCAAGCCGCCGCAACTCTCCGGTGATCCGCTCTCGACCTGACCCCGGACGCGAAGAAGACCCCGACCGGGGCCTCTGCAGGCTGCTGCCGGTCGGGGTCTTCTTGTGTTGCTGGCGGGGAGCTGGGATTGTTCGGTGGCCGGTGCCCGCGCACAACGTCCTTCGCACTACTTGCATCCACCTTGGCCCGGCGCGTCAGCCTCTGGTGGGGCGATCCCTGGTCGGCCGACCTCCCAGCTCCCCTTTTCTCTCTATGGGAATCTCTGTCCAGAATTCTACTTCAACGGCGTGACGATGTCCTTCTGCTCGGCCGGGGGCAGCTTCGCGGTCGGGGTCACGAGCTGTCGTGCGAACCCGCCAGCGATGAGCAGGACCACCCCGGCGATCTCGCTGGCCTGCTGCGGATCAACCTTGATGGCGTATTTGGCGGCGACCCAGCTGATGATGGCCGCGAGCGCCGCGACCACAATTGGTTCACGTGCGATTGGATTCATGATGGCCGGCCAGCGCCGACCGTGGCCGGCAGGTCCAGGGCCGCCCGGACGAAGCAGTCCTTAGCCTCCAGCAGCTTCCGCAGCCCGGTCGTCAGCTCCGGACCGTCCGGCAGCTCACGGACCATCGCCGCGGCTAGTTCGTAGTTGTCGGCGGAGATGGTCCGCATCGGCTCGGGCAGATGGTCGAAGGTGAAGTAGCGGACGATGTTGACGGTGGCCGGGTGGCGGCCCTCAAGGTCCATTGGTGGTTCCTCCCCACTGTCGTAGGAATGCGATCTGGAGCCGCCGGGCCCCGGCGGCCGTGACGCCCGGCTTGCAGAGTGCCGCGTGCAGGCCTGTCTCCGCCCGGTCCTTGCCCTCGAACTGTCCCCGCGCCTGCGGCCACAGGTTCTCCACCTGGTTACCACCACCGCCGGACAGGGGCAGGAGATGGTCGATCTCGCCCGGGTTGTGTTGGAGGCCGTAGCGTGCGAGGACCTGGCGGCGCCGCGTCGCCCACTGCGCGCTTGACAACTCCCGGCGAATCCTGGTCGCCTGTCCACGCACGCAGATTACTGTCGGGTCGCTGGTGCGGATCATGCCGGGGGTGAGGCACGGACTCGGGCGGCCGCGGGCCAGATAGACCGCAGGCGGCGCGCAACTGGCCACCGCGGTCGTGGCCGGCGTGGCCGATCGGTCGCCTAGCTGGCAGCCCGCAAGGATCAGGACCGCGACCAGGAGCAGACCCCAGCGCCTCATGACACCTTGGCGATCACGAGGTCGTGGCATTCACAGAGGCACGACGTCCCGTCGTTGCCGCACGGCTCGTGGTTGTCCCCGAACTTCTCCCAGCGGTTGCGGCAGTTGAGGCTGCGCATGGTCTCCTGCGCATGCTGCTCGCCACGTCGGCGCCCTTCCCTGATCCGCTGTTCCCGCAGCCGGGCCCGCTCGGCCACGTCGGCCGGATAGTCGATCATGCTGGCATCACCTCCATGACCAACACGAAAACAGGTGAGCTGCGTGTGGACAGCGTCAGGGTCGTCGAGGCGGCCACCGCAAGAACATGAGGTCCCTGGCGGCATCTCCCGCAGCGTCGTCGGCGGGTTCATGCTGGTATCCACTTTCCTTCCCGGATGAATCCGTGGTCGCCGCAGGAGCACAGCAGCGACGGGCTGAGGGTGAGCGGCTCCCAAGACTCGACCGTCCACCGCGACTTGTCGGGGAAGACTCGTCGTGCGGTCTCGCTGTCGAAGAAGATCGCGCCCTCGCACAATTCGCCGTCGGCCTTGCGGTGCGCGATGATCGCGCCGATCCACTTGACGTCGGGCAGGTCGGCGTATTGCGGGTTGAGTTCCCGATCAGGTGCCCAGGTGGTATAGCGCAGCATGTGATCGTGGCCGAGGTCGAGGGAGTCGCTCACCTGCGGCGTCGTCGGCGGGTTCATGGCACGGACCTGTGGGCTTGATGCTGGATCGGTGCGCCGAGACGTCCGATCATGACGCGACCTTTGCTCGGTCAGCCAGCACCCTGAGCAGGTAGTCGGCCAAGCGCCGCAGGGCCTCATCCGAATAGCGAGTGGTGTCGATCGGTGGCGGCACAGGACAGCGGTGCTCATCTGTCCACGTCAGACCGCAGGATGAACAGACGATGTTGAGCACTCGTTTCCCCTCACTCATGGCGCAACCTTCGGCCCGAACGTGACGCTGATCACACCGCCGGTGTCGGTGGAGACCCCGACGATCTCGAGCTGCCCGGCGACCAGCGCGGCGATCGCGGCCGGGTCAACCGTCTGCCCGACCTTGCCGGCCAGCGTGTCCAGCCGGGTGGAGATGTCGGACAGCCCGGCGGCGAGGTCCTGACGGGTCCGCTCGATGTTGTTGGGGTGGGTGTCCGGCTGGGGAGGGTCAGTGGTGGCGTCCCCACGGATCACCGTCCCGAATCCGTTGCTCACTGTGGTAGTGAGCGCGGCGAACTTGCCATCCAGATATGTCTTGGTTTCTGCGTCCAACGTGATGTCCTCCTGTTGGCCGAGCAGCTGCGCCCGGAGCTGGTCCAGGGTGCCGTAGAAGCAGTTCGCGTCGACGTTGCCGCTCACCCCGGCCACCGTCGACGAGCTCGTGTATTGCAGCCACGCCAGCGACTTGAACCCGAACTCGAGCGGCGGCTTGTTGGCGAACAGCTTCGCCTCGGTCCACGGCGCCGACAGGTAGTGGGAGGGCGCCCAGGGGCAGTTCGCCAAGGCCCTGCCCGCGGCAGTGTAGCCGTGCTGCCGCATCCACCAGGCCGGGACGTAGGCGACCGGCCAGCGGCCGATCCGCTGATGGATCCTGATGGCGTACCGGTCGACCTGGTCGATGGTCGGGTGGCGGCCGTCGCTGTAGTTCTCGGCGTCCAGCATCACCAGCACCGAACGGGGATTGGTGACCGAAGCGATCTCGTCGATGAGGAAGTCGGCGCCCGCCTCGACCGGCTCGGCGAGGCCGACGACCCCGTACGCGCCGGGGACCGGGATCTTGCCGAGCATGTGGCTCAGGTTGGTGCGGCCGAGGTCGTCGTGGACGCCCATCCCGACGGTCATCCGCGCGAGCGCGAACCGGTAGGGGGTTTTGGCGACCGCGGTCCAGTCGATGCCGCCCTGATAGGCGCTGACGTCGATGCCGAGGGTGATCGCCACAGCTTCTCCCCAAGTGGTATCCCAGACATCCGTCCAGGTGTCGGCGAACAGGTCGCTCATCAGCCGGTCCAGGTCAGCGTGGGAGGCAGACGGGATGGCCAGGGTTGGCGGTGCTCTGCGGCACCCGACACCTCGACGCTGCCGAGCAGCTTAGATGCGTCAACTGTCACCCATCAGGACTCCTCAGTGCGGCAGACAGGCCGGATGCAGGGTACTGCTCGGGTGCGTCGTGCTCTGCGGCACTCGGCACCGGGTTGTCGTGGTCACCCCGACCGTGGTGCTTGTGACCGTGGCCGGTGGCGGCCCAGTCGTGGGTGGTGGCATCACCACAACGATCCCCGACGACCCCGCTGGTCCAGGCGGCCCGGGCGGTCCCTGGGCTCCCGGCGCCCCAGTCACCGTCGGCACGGTCGAACTCGGCAGCGTGGACAATGCCCGGCCGGTCGTGGGCGGTTGGGTGCTGGCTGGCGGCCGCGTCGTCGAGGTCGGGACGGTCGGCTCGAACACCTTCGAGCTGACCGTGACAGCCGCGATAAATGCTGCGGTGGCGATCAGACCGAGGATCACCGTCCATCTCATGGGGGCTCCCCATTAGGAGTCGCAATGCCCTCGCGGTGCAGCGCGTCCTCGAGCTGGCGGATCCATCGGCGCAGCGCCTGCTCACGGGTCCGTGCGGCCTCCATGTCAGCTTCGAGGGTGGCGACCCGCCGGTTGCAGTTCTCAATCCGGCGTTGCGCCTCCGTGATGCCAGCCTGGTAGAGGTCTCTGGCCGCGTTGAACGCCTCGCGGACCTCATCTTTGCTGGCCTTGGATGCGGCCTGCCGGCGGGCCGCGCCAGCCTGTGCGTATACCAGGATGCCCGGGATGATGCCGACCATCGCGACCAGGATGCCCGGCAGCCAGGCAGGCATGGTGTTAATCCTCTGGGAATGGGAGGCCAGCAGCGCACACGCTCACGATGCCCCCCAAGATCAAGAACGTCATCGTCGCGCGGATCACGGCCACGCCGACGGCCGGCCAGGTCGCCAGGGTCAGCGCGGCCCACACCAGCTTCCACGAGATCGCCAGACCGAACGCGAGGCGGTCGTCCCGTATCCACACCTGAATCCCGCAGACCACGCCGATCCCGCCGATGACCAGTGCCCACACCCATAACGGCGCGACCCTGATGATGATTTGGTAGGTCGGCGCGACCTTGAGCGTCTTCGCGGAAGTCGGGTCCAGCAGCGAGTACGCCCACACCAGGTCGAGGAGTGACAGCAGCCCGAGGAACGCGCCGCGGTAGCCGATCCGGCGGGCCGCCCGGTGCGCCACCATGGCGGCCCGGTGGTCGAGGTCGAGGAACCGCTCGCGGATCATCGCTCTACTGCTTCGATGACCAGCGGATGGACAAGTAGGTCCGGTCCGCGCCGGTCGCAAGCGTCCCCGCGGTCCCACCGGTGTCAAAGTAGGCGAACAGCTCCACATAGTCCCCGCTGGTGAGCGGGAAGTCGGTGCTCCGGCCGATCGAGGTGACCAGCCCACCACCAGCGCCGTTCTGGGTGGTCAGCAGCACCCGCGTCCCCGAGGCGACGTTCCCGGCGGCGTTCTGCCGGACCTGAAGCTGGAACGCCGTGTTGCCGAGCGTGTTCGAACTGGAGACTTGGCAGTGGACCGTGTAGATGCCGGTCTCGCGGGCGAACACGCGGCTGTTGTTGGTGACGGTATCGTGGCCGGTCACCGAGTAGGGGTCATACAGCTCGCCGCCGAGGGAGATGAGCGTCCACACCCCGTTGGTCAGGGTGGTCCCGGCGGTGTGATAGGCGTACACCCGCGGGGGGGCAAGCAGGAAGTTCCCCAGGTCGCGGATCTCCCGGTTCAGATCAGAATCAGCGACCAGAGAAGCGGCCGCCCAAGTCTGCGGGGCAGGAACAGCCAAGTCTCACCTACCAGGTAGGATCAGGATTAAGCCGGCTCGTAAAGAAAGCCGCATCTTTGCCCAGTAGAAGCGGCGGCGGTCGAAAGCAAACCGATGGTCCATCCGATGCCCAAGTAGCTGGTCGCTGAGGCGGTGTAGGTCTTACTTCCATATACCCCGGCGGCATGCGTAGCGCCGTCGTCGGTGACCACGCCGGCGACCCGGCCATCGGCGGTGCCGGTGGGGAACGCCACGGCCCGCTGTGCCTCCCCGCCCGGCAGCGTCCACGAACTCGTGAGCCCGCCCGGGTTGTCGCGGGTGAACGCGGCGGAGATGACAAGGTCGGCGGCGCCGGTGGTGGTCGCGTTCGGAGTGACAACCGTGGCCGAATCAGCGTTCTTGGTGGATGACTGGTCGATATCCACCAGGGCGAGCTGGTCGGTGCCGGAGTAGGCGACCAGCTGGATCGACCCGTGCGCGTTCACGGGGGTGCTATCAGTTGCACTCACCACCGTGTTCAATGCAATGGTGCTGCCGGAGTCGCCGGCGGCGGCAGTCTTGCGGTACAGGCGGCTCACCAACTCCCCAGCGCCGGCGGCGAGCAGCCTTGAGTCGACCGCGGTCCACCCGGTCGGGGCGGTCAGGACCGCGCTGGTGCCGGAAGGGCCCATCCACGTGTCGGTGGCCAGGCCCATGTCATCCAGGTACAGGTCGTAGGTTTGCGCGACCGAGCTGGCCAGCCCGAAGTTGTAGGACACCCCAGCGGCGGCCATCGTGAACGCAGTCGAATCAACCGGCCCCTCGTCAACGGTCGTCTCGGCCGCCCCGCCCGCGTTGGTGTTCTCGAAGATCTTGACCGTGACCGTGGTCGTCGACCCGTTCCAGACCGCCTTCCATTCGATCCGATTCCACACGTTGGCGGCCGGGGTGATCGTGGAGGTGTAGCGGGTCGCGCCGGCGGTCAGGTCACGGACGATCACCTTCCCGGCGGTATCCAATCCGATGCCCCAGTTACTGCCGGTGGTGGGGTTCTGCTGCATCAGCCGGGTGATCTGGGGTGGCAGCGCGGTCCGGTAGTAATACAGCCGGCCGTAGTAGGTGCTCGGCGAGCCGAATGCAGTACTCCAGGTTGTGCGTGAGGTGGACTGCGCTGTGAGGGTGTAGTGGATCGACGTGGTCCCCGAGTGAGCCTGCGTGCTCGAGTACACCGGATTGGGGGTCGTGCTCAGCGAATCCCACGGGTTCGATCCCGCCGAGTTCGAATTGCCGGTGGTCACATTGGCGAGGTTGGTGCCCTCCCCGGCGTTCTTCAAACCGACGCGAGTGCACGTGTGGAACAGCAGCATCCCGTCGCCGGCCTGCACCGTGGCCGGGATCACCAGCGTCTGGCTGGCCGAATTGCTGTACGCCTTGGTTGCGTCATCCCGGAAGGAGCCCTGGTTGACCGGCGGCGGGTTCAAGCTCATATCCGGGTTGAAGAACGAGTCGCCCGCCAGCGCCTTGTACCCGTCCAGGGTGGTGGTGGAGCTGTTGAGGCACTCGCTGGCGTTGGCCGACCCATTGAAGTACACGGCCGCCTTGATGATGTCGTAGGGGGGGCTTTTCAGCAGCGCCCGCATATCCGCGAAGAACTGCGCCTTCGCGTTCGGCTGCCCGCTGACCTCCCGCTTGCCCCATTCGGCCATCATCATCGGCTTGGTGTGACTGCCGCTCTTGGTGACCGTCGCCCAGTTCACCATCGGATATTTGGTGCTAAGGACGTACTCGGCGGTGTCACTGGCCGAGGTGTTGCCGTAGGGGTCGAACCCGATCCAATCCACATACGCGTCGCCCGGATACAGCGCGTTCATCCGGGTTGGGAACTGGGTCTGGTATCCGGATGGCTTGAACACCCAGATGACGTTGGTGGCGCCCTGGGCCACAAAGACGTTGTGGATGTGCTGCGCCGCGCTCGCGTATTCCGCGTCGGTGCCGTAGGTGCCGCCACCCTCAGTCGAGCTGGCGTTCATCTCGTTGTGGAACGCCAGGAAGAACTTGGACCCGAAGTCCCGCATCGCCTGCGCGGTCGGGATCACATAGGACGCGTCGTAGACGCCGGCGGCGATGTCGGGCCAGCGGAACTGCGTCGTCGTCCCGAAGATCCGGGGAGTCCAGTGGATCAGCAGCAGCCGACCCTCCGCCGCCATCGTCGCCTCACCACCACTGGCCGCGAACGAGGTGGTGAAGTCGTTCCAGTCATGGTAGGCGCTGGCCACGTTGAGGATGCCGTTCGTGGCGGCGGTCCGGTCGATCAGAGTCTCGTGGTTGCGGAGCCGGGTGAGATCCGAGGTGGCGGCGTCGCAGGAGCTGGACGGGTAGCCACCGAATAGGCAGCCGCTACTCGGAACCAAGATGCTGGACAGGCTCACAGTCGCACTCCTCTATGATGGGGCGCGACACGGCGTGGCAAGGCTAGGCCGGGCGAGGCAAGGCTGGGCATGGCAGGCATGGCCTTAATTGTCCCTATATTTCAGAACAACCAGTAATCCCGCACCGTCCGACCCTTGCGTGATCTGCGGCTTCAGGATGTCGTCGGCGACCAGCCCGGTCGAGGTGAACACTGGCGCATTGGTGTTGATCGCCTGCCCAACCGTGATGCTCGGTTTGGTCGATAGCACCGACACGCCGTTCTTTAATAGATCCACCACACACGCCAGGCCGGTGGCGGCGACGGTGCCGAGCACCAGCCGGATCGACAGGAGCGTGCCGGCCTGCTCGACCCGCCACGGTGTCCCATGGGTCGTTGGAGAGGTGACGGTGGCGAACTGCCACGGCACGTCATGCTGCTGGGGGAACAGCGAAACCGCCTGCCACTCCGCCGTCCCCGCGCCGGTCCCCGCTAGGTACTGGCTCGCCGCCGGCGCCAACGACGAGCCGGTCCCCAGCATCGTCTCAATGACCCGGATCGCCTGCCCGACGTTCTTCCCGAACGTGAGCAGCCCGCTGGAGCCGCCGGTGATCGGGTCGTTGGCGATCGTCGAATCGTCGTCCAGAGCGACCCGATTGATGTACTTGGAGTCAGCCATGCGCCATCCCTACGACCATGTGTCACTCCAGATGTCGGTCCAGGTTCCCTCGGTATTGGCGATCGCGCCGGCTTGGGCGAGCCGTGTCGTCACCCCAAGCTCGCTGCGACCGGTCACCCCCAGCTGCCACACGTCATAGATGTCCCCGGGGGAGGCGTTGAACGCGATCAGCCACCGCCCGAGACTGGCAGTCTCGGTGTACCCCTCGACCATCAGGTCGAGCGTGCTGGCGGGCGCCTGGGCTGGCAGATTGGACAGGCGGAACTTGGTTGACAGGTCCGCGGCCAGTATCGACAGGGCCAGCGACGGGTTGAGCTGGTCGAGGCTGAGTATGTCGACAACCACCTGGGGGGTCCTGGTCCGGGGCGTTCCGTAGGTGTTGACCCGCCAGGACGCGGCGCTGGACAGCTCGTCGGCGGAGCTTGCGGGGATCTCAGCCGAGTCCCGGTAGAGCCCGTACTCGTCCCTCGAGGCCTCATCGACGAACCGCGCGGAGGCGCCGTCAGGGCGGGAAATGGTCAGGTCATTGACCATCCCGAAGTCATCGCCGGGGAACTGGAGTTCGTCGGCGAGGTGGCCGGCGGCCACATCCAGGGTGAACGCAGGGGCCTGGTTGTAGCGCCGCGACCGGTTGTGGAAGGTCAGCAGCCCCGACCGGCCGAAGAATAGGATGCCTGATTCGGCGGCGGCGGCCTGGCGTGCCACCTCGACGGGCTGCTGCCCGTTGGTCGCCTGCGCCCCGACCCGCCCGTTGCCGGCATCCAGCGCGCGGTCGGCGGTGGGGAGGCCGACCCAGTCGGCGATCCGACCGATCCGCTGGTCGGTCCGCTCCCCCGCAAGCCCCGTCAGGCCAGCCTGCGCATGGGCGGCGACCCTAGCAGCAGTGAGCGCGGCAGAGTGGGCGGCCACATGCGACAGGGTGCCATTGAATAGCCGGCCGGCCTTCGGATCCCCACCGATCGACAGACGAGAGTAGGTGCTGAGCGCGGTCGTGGTGAACGTGGTCGAGTCGGCCTGCGCGCCGTCCAGGTACAGCAGAGCAGTCACCGTCGACCCGGAGATCGACATCGTCAACGCGCCATGATGCGTGTGGCCGTCATCGACCCGGCTCGAGGACTCGAGGTTGAAGTAGTAGCCCCCGTCCACCGCGGTCCACGCGGCCGCCGACAGCTTCCCCCCCGCGGAGATGCGGAGCTCCGCGGTCGCGCCGGCGGGGGCAGTCAGCATCCCCACGATCGCGATCGTGCTGACAGTGCCCTCGGCGCGGAAGAACCCCTCCAGCGTGACCCCGGCGGAGCCGACCCCGGTCCGCAGGGTCGCATCCAGCAGCTTCCCCGCAGTCGACGAGACGGGGGTGAACAGCGGCGCCGACAGCTGGTCGGCGCCCGGGCCGGTGCCCTGCGCGAACTCGACCGTTCCCCCCGAACCGACCTGCCGGATGGTGGCGGGGTCCTGCGGCTGCGCGGTCACGTTGCCCGCCGAGGTGGATTCGGCCGGCTCCGACAGCGGATAGTACGCGGATCCGTGGGTCGAGTCCGGGGCGACCGCATCACGGAGGACCTCCTCCTCCACCATCGAGCGGAGCTCCCCCGGCCGGCCCAGCCGTTTCATCCGGTCCGTCGCGGTGATCGTCGCCGGCGCGAACTGGCCCTGCGGTGCCTCCCAGGTGGTCGGGAACTCGTTGATGTGCCCGTCGAAGCGGATGTAGGGGGTGGCGCCCCAGGTGCGGGTCCACCGGACCCGCCGGCCGTTGCGGACGTTGGGGTAGTACGGCGACGCGGCCCGGAAGCGGGTGAACCGTCCGTCGGTGTTGTCGAGCGTGAAGGTCATCACGGTCGGGGAGGTGTCGGAGAACTCGTCGGGGCGGCCATAGTTGGACACGGTGATCTCGGGTGGCAGCAGCCAGGCGCTCACGTCGGTCCAGGTCGGCGATGCGGCCATCGGCTGCGACACGAACGCGATTTCGAGCTTGTCCGTGACGGCGGTCACCGGGTGACCCCACCGAGTCGTCGGCTGAGCGCGGCCTGGCCGGCGAGGATGTCATCAACCGCGACCCGCGGAGGCTCCTCACGGAGCGCCTTGGCGACGGCCTTGCCGAGCTTGTCGTAGTCGAAGCCGAGCGCCTCCGGCCGGCCGGTGGTGTTGAGCGCCAGCCGACCCGGGGGAAGGAAGCCACCACGGTCGTAGCCAATCGGGCGGCGTAGCGGATCGACGGCCGCCAGCGACCCGTAGCGGCCGATGGCGTAATGCCCGCCGGCATAGGAGTTGGCATATGGGTTGATGCTGACGCCGTAGAGAAACGGGCCGACGTTGCGGAACCTGCCGGCGTTGGCTGCGAACGTCCCCCGGATGACCTGCGCGCCACCAACACTGGGGTGGCCGGCGGCCCAGTTCGAGTCCCACTTGTTGACGATCGACCAGTTCCCGCCCGACTCGAACATGATCCGCCGCGCCCACGCGGCCCACTCTGCAGCGCGACCGAGGACTGCTGCGGTCCACCGCGCGACCCGATCCACGCTGGCCGTGCCGCCAGGCACCCCGAACGCCTTCAACATCTTGGTCAGCCCACGGTCCATGCGGATGCCGGTCCCGCGAGCTTGGAGCCTGTTGACTCCGCGTGCTTCCGCGTCGATGGTGCCGACCACCCCACCGCCGGCGAACCGCATGGCGTTCAGCCGCTTCATGTTCGCCACGCCGATCTGGCGGACCGCAGCGGCGTTGACGACGAACTCGCCGGCCGACAGTAGCGCCGGCACCCGGTCGGCGGTCGGACCGCCCGGCCCGATCACCAGCCCGCCGCTGGCGCCGCGGGTGGCGACCTTCACCTGCGCCCAATCCGCCTGGGTGAACGAGGGGGAGAAGTTCAACTTCAGCGACGCGGTGACGGGGATGTCCTTGCCGGTGAGCCGGTTGACCCGCGCCTGGATCTTGCCGAGCTGGTCGTCGACGGTCCGTTTCGCGCCCTTGACTGCTTCCTCGGCCTTGCGGAACGGCGCGCCCATCGGGCCGGGCAATTTGCCCATCACGTGGAGGATCCCAGCGACAACCGCGAACTGGACGTCCAGCCAGCCACGGATCGCCTTGATGATGAACGTGATGACGTTGCCGACCACCGTCTTGATGCTATTGAAGACGGTAACGGCGAACTGGCCGAGCTTGCGGAGCGCCGCGCCCGTGTTGTTGGTCCCCGTGATCCATTGCAACAGTGACGCGCCGATCCGAGCGAGCCAGCGGACCGCAGTGGTGATCCAGCCGATCACCTTGGCGATGGTGCCGATGAGGAACCCGAGCACCGGGCCGGCGAGCCGCAGGATGAACGGTAAGACCTTGGCCAGCGCGACGTAGAGAACCACACCGATGACGATCCCCAACGCCTTGAGGATCGGCCACAGTTGCGTGGCGATCATGTGCCAGAGTGTCTTCAGCCCCGGCAGCAGTCCCTGCACGAACGCGGCGATGGCGGGACCGAGCGCGCGGGCGATCCCGGCGATGGCGGGGCCAAGGATGCCGGCGGCGATGCGGGCGGTCCGCATGAACCAGTCGACCACCGCGCGGGCCACCACGCCGATCCGTTCCATGATCCCGACGAACCCGGTGGAGGTGACCCCCTCGCCGCTGAATGCCGCGCCGAGCGCCCGCACGCCGACCGCGCCGGCATGCAACCAGCGGCCAACCGTCGCCAGCGCCCCAGGCAGCTTGTCGACCAGAAATCCCAGGAACCGGTTCATGATCGGCAGGAGGACCGTTCCGACCTGTTCTTTCAGGTTGCCGACGAATACGCCGAACCGCTGGCCCTGATCGGCCGCCGCGGCGGCGGCCCCGCCGAATTCGGACCGGAGCTCGGCCAGGAGGATCTTCTGCGCGCCGGCGGTGTTGCCGGCCTTCACCATCGCGGCGATCTGGTCCTTCTGCTGCTGTGTGAAGGTAACCCCCACGCGGGTCAGCGCCGTGATCCCCTTGATCGGGTCATTCAGGGCCTTGCCAACCTGAATCGTCGAGGCTTTCATGCCCTCCGCGGTGACCTTGCCGTTGTTCATCGCGGCGGTCATGTCGACGATTGCGCCGGACGCCTGGTTGAAGATGTCGTTGCCCTTGCCGGCCTCGTTGCGTACACCTTTGAAGGTCAGCAAGAGGTTCTCGGCCGATTGGATCGCCTCATCGTCGACGCCGACCTTGTTTGATAATGCGGTGGCAAGGTCGCCGATCTGCTTGGCAGACACGTGAGCGACCCCGCCGGTCGCCTTGAGGACCGCCTGGGTCTGCTTGCCGACTACCGCAGCCTCGCGGGCCTCGTCAGTGACGCTCTTGATCCCAGCGACAATCGCGGCACCGCCAAACGCGGCGGCCAGACCCGGCCCGAATCCGCGGAGAATCCCACGGACCGGGCCAATGCCTGCGCGCAGGCCGCCGGAGAAGTGCCGGCCGAACCGGGTGCCCGAGTCCCTGCCGCCCCGCTCGGCCGTGGCCGCCATTGGCTTGAGCATCTGGCTGGTGAGCTGCCTGGAGAAGTCCCGCGAGATCCGCGGGACTACATCTAGATAGGCAGTACCAGCTGAGACGGCCAATTGGTTCTCCAGTCGTGACCCGCCCGACCTATCGCCAGATTCGGCGTGGGGCATATGCTCTGTGACATGAGAAGGCCCGGCGCGAGAAGCGCTCGCCCGGGCCCGGCCGAATCCCTAGTGGAAGGGACCGACATGAATGAGCCTACCGCCTACCGAGGACCCGACAGACACGCCCACGGCAAAGGCTACTGGGCACTGATCGGCTGGTGGTGGGAACCACTCGCCTGGCTTGGCAGGATGCTGCTTTGGCTGACGTTCTTCCCCGCCGGGATCTGGCGATCGCTCCGCAAGAGCCGCAAGAACCGTGAGGCTAGGGAACGCCGCGGTATCCGCAGCTAGCTTCTGCTGAACACCGCCTTCGTTCCTTCCCCACCAAAGAAGGCCCTGATCTCTGCTGCTGTGCTCATCTTCGGGGGTTCCACCATCTCGGCCGGCTCGGCTACATGACCGCCCTCGCCAGGGCGCGGCACCCGGATCGGCTCAGGATGCGGCTCCTTGAACCACGCCGCATGCAGCAGGCAGATGATCTGCTGGAGTTGCTCAACCGTGGTGGCCAGCAACTCCTCCCGGTCTCCCCACACTACCCCAGGGCCATGCAATGCCCGAGCGGTCCGCGACGTCGGCGGTAGGCGCTTTACGAGGGTGAGGAGCCGTCGGACCCCGATATGGCCGGGGCCGTAGCAGCACGCCGCGAGGTCGAGCCGGTAGTGTGCTTGGAAGTCGGCTTCGCAGGCGTCCCACCATTGTCCGAGGAAGCTGGAGAGCCCGAGGGCCTCCCGAAAAAATCCCCGATCCCATACAGCTCCTCGGCGATGTCGATCAGATCATCCATCTCCGGATCCAGCACGGCGAACTTTGGCCATGCCTCCCCGAACAGCGTCCGCATCGCCCCGCCGAAGTCCATCTGTGTCAGATAGTCCAGAAACAGCAGCGGCATCCTCGGCGGCAGTTCGAACGTCTGCCCACCGAGCACCAGCGAATGCGGCTGGTTCTCCGCCTCGCTGCGGGCGGCTCGCTTGGCGTCGAGGTCGAGCGTTCGGGCCATCAGAACTCCCTATCCGGTCGAGTTGGGGCGGCGACGTGGCGCCCGCACCCGAAGGCCGCTACGTCGACCAGCCCGCCGCAGAATATTGCGGCCCTTCACGAATCCGCCACCCGGCGTGCGGTGCCCCTTCTCGATCCATCCACCCTTAAAGTCATCGGCCTGGACGCGGCCGAGCGGCAGCCCCCTCTTGGATCGGGCGAGGCCACCATGGATGGAACCGAGATACTCGCCGGTGTCGAACGCTTCCTTGACGGCGATCTCTCTGGCCGTCAGCGCTATCTCGCTGGTGATCGCCAGCAGCGCAGCATCCAGCACGCCAGAGCGGCGCAGTTCCTCACCGAGCTGCCAGTTGGGCGCGAAGATGATGTCCTTCGCGCGGATCAGGCCGCGGGGCATCAGGATCTCCTCTCCAGCAGCGCGGCGACCTGCTCCGGGTAGTGCTCGACCACGAACGCGACCAGATCCTCGACACGCTGACCATTGGGCTGCTTGCCCCAACCGACCCATAGCTCAAGGTTCTCAGAGCGGTTGCTGATTCTACCTGGTGGAGACGACAGCTCCTACGCGAAAGCTGCCGAATCGTTCGTAACGATATATCCGAGCACAGAACCCGAACTGGGCGTCATGGCAGAAATGGTCAGAGGGAGTTCAATCGCTGCCGATCTTCCGATGGTCGTCTCGCCGCCCTCGGTCACCATGCACCGGCCCATCACGAACCGGTAGATCAGTGCTGCATCATTCCATTCGACGCCGAAGACCCGCTCATCGACGGTGGGGGTGGAGGAGATGTCGTAGCGGAAGCTACCGCCACCCTGGGTGGTGATCGTGCCCCCACCGAGCCACAGCGGCAGCGTGTCCTTGTTGAACTGCTCCAGGGAGAAGGCGGCTTGGAGCGAGACCCCGGTGATGATGTACCGCAGGGGGCTGATCGACTGCCAGCCCTTGACCTGCTCGGTGTCCATCGAGCGGGTGAGCTTGACCGCGTCCTCGGTGGCGAAGCCGAGCTGTGTGAAACCGGTCCAGGCGGCGCCCACGTTGGCGGGGCCGGCCGTCCCGGACGGGGCGATGTAGATGATGCCCGAGGCACCGATACGGATCTCGGATGCGGCAAGACCACCCGGCATGGGTTTCCTCCTCTAAATGGTTGCGGCGCTTGCCGCGCGTGCTGTTACGGGTGGCGGATCGCCGCGACCGTCACTGACGAGGTCACCGAGTAGCTGGTGACGGTGACGGTGGACCCGAACCTCGCGGGGTCGAAATCGCCGATGATCTCGTCACCGGTCGTCGCGGCGACCACAACAACGTTGGGGTGGTTGACACCCTGGTTGCAGTTGACCGCGGAGGCGACCGTGACAGTGCATGTGCCGGCGTTCGCGTTCTTCACGTGGAGGAACGTCTTGCCGTCGTTGGTGAACGTGTCGCCGTTGGCGGGGGTGACGTACGCCTTCGAGTCGCCGGTCAGGTCGTAGGGGTAGATCGTGTAGGCGGCCACCAGTTATTCCTCCCCTGCCCGCTCGGGATGGTCGCGGAGCACATCAATGATCTGTGGCTTGGTCACGCCCGAGCGGATGTCGATGCCTCGGCTGGCGGCCTCGGCGACCAGCTGCTCCCGGGTGAGACCCTCGAGCTGGTCGTCAGCGACCGGGCCGGTGTGCTCGGCTGTCTCGCCGGCTTCTTCGGCTCGACGCTGATCCATCTCCGCCTGCCCGATGCGGTCTTTCTCGTCCTGGCCCATCGGCTGCTTCGGCATATCGCTCCTTTCTAGGTGGTTCGCGCTTCCCAGACGATGGTCCAGTCGACGTTGACGCGGGCGACCGACACGCGATCCTGCTCCCCCAACCCCATCGTCCATACCGCCGACTGCATCAATGGGGGATTGCGGTGCCGTCCCGCGAGCGCCCCTGCGAAGTCGGGGTCGTCGCGGAGCTGCTGCATGATCTCCCCGAGCAGTACACCGGCCCGTCGGATCGCCGCGGCGGCCTTGGCAGTGTCCCCGCCGGGAAGCTCGACCCATACGTAGCCGGCGAGCGTGGGTGGCTCAAGGGTGGCGCGGCTGGCTTCCCCGCCACCCCAGCCGAAGAACCCGGCGCCGGCGACGGTGCAGCGGGTGAACCCGATCGCCTCCGGGTCGGTGGTGACCCCGAGGTCGACGAGATAGACGGGGACAGCTGGTGGGCCGACGAGGGCGGGGCGGGCGGCGAGCTGGGCCTGAAGGCTGATGAGGACGTCGGGGACCGAGGTGGTGGCCATCTACGCGAACACCCCACCACGGCGGGCGTTGTAGGCCGGGTCACTCAATGTTGCGTCAATTTTCGGTACGCCATAAAAGGATCTGCCACCCCCGGAGAGTGACCGTCCGGCCGGATCGAATGAGTAAGAGGTGCCGTCGGGCGTGATCCATGTCGATGCGGTGGAGGAGGCCTGCGCGGGGAGCAGCAGCATCGCGGCGCGGGCGAGCGCGACCTCGCTGATCTCCGCCGGCGGCCTTGCGAAGCCGTAGACATACTCGACCACGACGTTCTGTGGTGTGGTGGCGGGGAACGTCCCACCGGTCTTGCGTTGCAGCAGGCCAGTGTCTGCGAGGGTGTAGTCGGTGGCGGTCTGGGCGGCCCCGTCGATGGTCACGGATAGGAGCCGCTGACACCGGTACTTGGACAGGATCAGCGAGGTCTGCCCGTCCCCGTCGAAGGTTTCGCGGGCGAACCTTGGGATGAAGCTGTACCCGGTGCGGGCCTCGAAGTCGTCTGTTACCTCGACACGACGGTCCAGCAGGGTCTGGTTGGGGTAGTCGGTGGTGGACTGGAACGCGAGCTGGCCGGCGACCTTCACGGCGCGGAGCGCGGCCAGGGTGTACAGGAACGCGCCGACGACTTCGACATAGGTGGTAATGGTCTGCGGCTGGGTACCGATGTTCCCGGTCCACGTGATCGCGTAGAGGGTCAGCTCGGCGGTGGCGGTGGCAGCCAGGGTGAACGTGTATGTGCCGATCGACACGCGGGTCACCGAGCCGGAGGCGGGCCCAGCGGTGCCGTCCGGCTTGGTGATGGTGACGGCTGGGACACCGGAAGCGTCGATGTCGATGAGGGCACCGTCGGAGTAGAACAGGCCGCGGGGCTGAACACTGGTGCCCTTGAGGACTTGCAGTGTCTCAGCCACTCAGATTCCTCCCGCATCATCGATGATCCCGGTGCCTTGCCCAGCGTCGTCCAGCAATCCCGTCCCGCCAGTGCTGTCATCCAAGAGCGCGGTCCCGGCAGTGGCATCGTCAAGCAGCGCCACTCCGGTGCCCGCGTCGTCCAGGAGACCCGCCCCACCACCGCCCGACTCGACCCAGCGGGGCAGCGGGGTGGTAATCGTCGGCGGTGGCGCGTCCCACCGTTGCCCCGCAACCCGTGGAACCAGCGGTGGGCGGCGGCGGGCAACGATCCAGCCCGGCCGCCAGATCCCCGGCGCGACCGGCCCGACGAACGGTGGCGGCGGGGTGATCCGCCCGCGGCGCGGCGTGACGGTCGGTGTGCGTCGCCGTGCGCAGACGAACCGTGGTGGCGGTCCCGACGGTGCCGGTGGGACCGGCAGGAACCGGCCAGCACGGGGCCGTAGTGTCGGTGGTGGACGGTGAGCCTGGAGCAGCCGTGGGATGAACGCGGGTGGCGCTGCTGGGATGAATGGCCATGGCGGGTCGAACCGTGCCCCGCGTGGCGGGGGTGGGCTCCACCGTGCGTGGCGGCCGACGCTGGAGACGGTCCATGGACTCGGCGTCGGTGGCGGGACTGCCGGGGGGGCGTCCCATCGGTGGCCGCGCCGTGGCAGTGCGTAACGGGGCCGCTGCCGGGCGCTCAGCCACGTCGGCACCCACGGAGGCGGGAGCGGCGCGACAAACGGCCACGGAGGGCTCCACGAGCCGCCACGGCGTATCGCTGGGGCCGGTTGTGGGCGGTTCGCCTGCCGTTGCCATCGTGCTGGGAGTGCTGGCGGTGGCAGGGCCACAAACGGCCAGGGCGGATCCCAGCGCTGCCCACGGCGAACCGCCGCTGCTGGCTGCCGCAGTCCCGCCTGCCGCTGCCATTCTGGCGGCTGCGCGGGGGGGACGGGTGCGGCAGTTGGCCACGGTGGGTCCCAGCGCTGGCCCTGACGGTAGGTCGCGCCACGCCAGCGCCGATGTGCCATGAGCTACCCTGTCAGTTGGTGACCGCGCAGGTCAGCCACCCTGTTGGCTCATAGTTCTGATTGGTCGTGTAGGCATAGCCGTTTGGTGCCTGACCAAGCGGAACCGGCTGATCATCCAAGTACGGTCTCCAGTTGACCGCTATTGGGCCAGCCCCCGGGAACGTGAACGCAAGCGATAGGGCGGTCTCGCCCGCTGGGCAATGGATCTGGCCGGTGTAGTTCCCGTAAGGAACCTCAACAACGTGAACGCCCGCAAGCCCGGGCTCTCCCTGCGGGCCAGTCTGGTTCCAGTTCAGCGCCGTGTAACCGCTCGGGCATGACGCTGCGGAGTCGATGGCGATCAGGGCGCCCTGCGCAGGGTTCGAGGTTTTGTAACAGGCATGGATCATACCATCCGGGCCGGGGATCGTCGCGTAGGCGATGCCGGCGCCGATGCCGAGAATGAGCAAAGCCGCGACGATCGGTGCGATTCGCTTCCTCAAGGGCTCACTCCTCGAATTCGATGAACAGTTCGAACACGTGGTTGGCGGCAAGCAGGCCGCTGCGGTTCACGAACGCGAATCCGTCAGTGGCCAGCTTGCTGATCTCGAATTCCTCTAGGAACTCTGCGGGGATGTCCACGCCGCTTTTGGCGTTGAACGGGATCGTGAAGATGTCGGTGGCTTCGGCACCCTGGGTCGGCACGCCAGTGAATGCCGTGTCGAATGCCATGCGGGCGGTGCCGTGCCGGGCGAGGTTGGCGTTGATTGTGCCAGCGACCGGGGTGGTGCCAGCGCTGGTGACGCGGTTGATGCCGACCTTGCACTGGAAGTCGTTGACTGCGGTGTTCGCGGTGGTGTTGCGGCAGCCGAGGATGACGCGCCGCAGCAGCCCGCCGCCGTTGGCGGTGCCCATCAGCCACGCGAACGCGGTGTCGTCGGCGAGCGCCGCCACGCTGGTGACCTGCGCTGTGTACCTTGCCATGTAGGTTCCTTTCTACCAGCGTCCGCTGTACTGGCTGACGATCGGTGGTGGCGTCTGCCCGGCGCGGCGCCACAGCAGCAGGGTGAGCAGGTCGGCGAGGTCGCCGAGCCGCAGCCACGCCACGGCCGCCACAACGACAAGACCCTCGAGCAGCGTGGCGGCGAGCAGAATCATCCACATGGCTACCACGACGGGTCCTTTCACCAGCGGCCGCTGTACTGGCTGACGAACGGTGGGATCACCCCGGCCGCTGGGGCGGCCCCGGACGGGTTGAGCGCAAGGATCGTGCCCTGCCCGACCGCCGAGTCGGTGATCGTCACCACTTCGGAGGCCGCCGCAGCGGTGCCCTGCGGCAGGTACTGAATGTCACCCCAGACGTTGGTGACCGCCGCGATCGAACACTGGTTGATCGCGCCAGTGTCGGTCCACCCGGACGCGACGCTGATCGTCTGGGTGACGCCGACGCCGACCTTCCCACCCCAGACCAGCACGAGCATCGCGAGGTTCTCGTCGGGGGTGAGCGTCCCCGACGTGTACGTCCCGGAAGATGCTTGGGCGGTCTGCTGGAAATCGTTGTCATTCGGGCCGAGCGGATGGGTGGTGTCGACCCCACGGAACGCGGCCGCATGGGTCGACCAGGACCGGGCGGTCGACAGGGTGAACCCTGGTGCGGTGTCCCCCGAGACGAAGAATCGGGTATAGGTCGCGGTCCGGATCGACGTGTCGCTCAGGTCCGAGATGAGCGTCATCGTCGCGCCGCTGGTCTGGCTGATCGTGGTCGGGGTGCCACCCGACCCGTAGGTCACCTCGAGGACGATCAGGTCCCCGTCGGTGAAGTCGCCGGTGGGCCATGCGGTCGTGACGGCGGTACCTTGTGCGGCCGCGGCGGTGGTCCCGTCGGTGCCGACCTTGGTGATCGGGGAGACCGCCCCGGCGGCAGACGCAGGCTTGATAATGCGGGTGCCGAGCCGCGCCCGGGGCAGCCTTGGTCGGCGGATCGGCCGGAGGACCGGCATCGCTCACCCCCGGCAGGCTGTCACTGGTCGACGCTCCAGTACACGTCGGAGGCTTGGAAGGTCCCGTTGATGCTGATCAACCCGAGTCCGTTCGCCGTGCCGGACGGGACCAGCAGGCCACGGCCACCGAACGTCCAGATGATCCCCGACCCGATCGACGCGCCAATACTCACGCGGCGCACCTCGGCACCCAGCGGTGTACCCGCCGAGTGCGCTTGCACCGAAGCCCACTTGGCGGTCAGGTTCGTCGCGCCTTCCTCGTAGGTGATGGTGCCCGCCGCCGCGCCCTGGGTGCCGGCCGCGGTCAGCCGCGCGAGCGTCAACTCGAACGCGGTGGTCGTGGTGCTGGTGAGACCGACCTCGACAAGCCATATGTCGCCGGTGCCAAGCGAGTAGATCGATGTCGCGGGCAGCGTCGCCGACCCGGCGCCGGTGGTGCGGTAGGCCACTGCCGTACGCGCCATTGTCTAGCCTCCGATGATCGTGGACGGGCTGGGTGGTGGCGCGGCCGGGCCGACCCACTGGGGTCGCTCGGATGGACGTGGGGAACGCATCAGGATCTGCGGTGCTCCGGCGGTGGCGAGCTTGAACGCCACCGTCATCAGCGCCTTACTCGACGCGTTGGTGAGCGTCGCGGTCGACTGGCCGGTCGCGCCGGCGGTCGCCTTCGTCGCCGACACCAGGCCAATCCCGCCACCGTTCCCGGTGAGGATCCAGTTGTCCATCTGCTCGACAATGGACATGTAGGTGACGTTGGTGAGCGCGCTAAGGTTGGCGGTCGAGGCCACATCCGTGCCGGTGGAGATGATCTCCAGGATCAGCGTGTCGTCCACGGTGGTGGTGACACCCGGCCAGGTCGCCGAGGTGTCGCTGGTTGCTTCGACCGCTGAGGCGGCGATATCCCACGGGTTGCCGGTGGTGGGGCAGCCGCGGATGGCGATCATCCGGCCGACATTGTGATCCCCGGAGTCCCCGAGGCTGGGGGCGGTGAACACGCCGTCGTAGCGGCGCCAGATCACCCACAGGCGCGTGTTGGTGCCCTCCTGCACCGGACTGCCGGTGATGTGCGCCCACCCGGACGGGAGGGTGTACGCGCCGGGGGCGGTGACTCCTTCGCATTCGGCGATGATGACCAGGATGTCGTCGGCGACGATCGAGGCGGGGAACGCCGGGGTGATCGCCGAGGCGCTGGAGGCGACCGCGCCGACCGCAACAACGGTGGGAGGCATCAGGTGGGCAAGACTGGTTCGGGGTCGGGGTACAAGGCCACGTACCCGGTGGTCGGCGCGTCGGGGGCGTCCACGATCACGATCTGCGTGGCGCCAGCGGCGACACCTGTGTCGGTCACGCTCGGGTATTCGGTGTGCAGCATCGAAGCCGCGTCGGGCGAGTTGGTGACCGTCACCGAGCGGGTCCCCAGCGTGTTGGGATTGGTCGCCACCGATGCGAGGGCCCCGAACAGGGGTTGGGTGACGGCCTTGCGGACCGCGTATTCCAGGTACACCGCGTGGACACCCATGTCGGGGGCCGCGTCGGTGGAGAACCCGACCCTGATCGTGGCGGCGTCCAGCTTGGCGACCGTCCACCCGTTGGTGGATGGCCAGGTCCCGCACTGCCAGCGCGGCTCGGTGGAGGACACCGCGGTTGGGCTGGCCGCATCGTAGGAGACGCCGGTGTCGACCAGGACCTGCTCGGTGGTCCCGTCAAAGCCGCGGATCCCCAGCGTGCCGGTACCCGCCCCGGTGCCACCCCAGGCGGGCGCCAACATCCGCACTCCGGTCACCACCTCGCCGGCGGCCACCGTCGGGGCGGCCATGGGGAACTCCATGTAGTCGCTTGCGGCGGTGGCGGTCTGGACCACCCCATCGGCGCTGGCGGAGATGGTCGGGGGGACCTCATCCAACGCGTTGCGCGCGTTGGTCGCATTCCATGCGGCCAGGGTGCCGTTGGCGGTGAACACGCTGAAGTTGGTGCTCGTGCCGGACACGGTGGGGGTGCCGGCGGGGTCGACGGTGAGCAGCCGGATCTCATGCGGGCCGAGCGGGTAGGCGGAGTAGTTTTGGGACAGGACCACGTCGTCATAATCGGCCGTCATCGTCTGCGACCCCGAGGCGCCAAGCTCCAGCATGACCATGGACGTCGCGGACTGCCCGCCAAGCTCCGCGGCGGTCTGATCGGTGTAGATGTCCGTGCCGGTTTCCAGCCGCCAGTCGGCATGCCACGTCGAGGTTGTCGTCTTGGCGCGCAGGTCAACCCACACCCACGTATTCGTGGCGGTGGTGCCCGACTGCCAGGAGACGGTGCCGGCGGTGCCGCAGCGGACCCCAAATTTGGCATTGGTCGCGTCATAGAGCAGCTCGGCGAGATGGGTGCCGGTGTTGGCGGTCAACGATGCGACCACGACCGTGCCGGTGGCGGAGACAACCCGGACGTTGAACCCGGCCGCTGCGGCCTTGGTGTTCATGTTCCCCGCCCGAACATACCCGGCGGCGGCGGACTGCACCACCCGCAGCCCATAGCCGGAAGTACGGGCAGAGCCAGCCTGGATGAGATAGCTGGTCCCCCAGGTGCCGCCAGTGGTGGCAAACGACGCGCCCAAAAGGCATGTGGAGCCGGTGTGCGAGTTGATACCGCCGTGGGTGCCCCACTCGAACCCGGCCAGCACGTGTAGCGGCGCGACAATGGCAGAGTCGGCAGCAGCGTAGGCGATCGTGATCGCATCAACGCTGGCCGGGCTACCAGAGGTGGTGAATACCGCCGTGGTGTTGAACTGGCCGGTCTGACCGGTGACGAACCGTCTGGCCACCGCGAGCGTCCTCGCCGTGTTCGGGTCGCTTATGTCGGCGACCTCGGCGAAGTTATCGGTCCAGTTGCTCCACGACTGCACATCGCCAGCTGTGACCGTCGCGCTGACCACGCCAAACACGACCGTATCCAGCGCAGCGGTCAGCGGGGTTGTCGGCAAGGTGGCCGTATTGCCGTTGGAGACCAAACCAGTGGAACCGGCCGAGGCGTCCACGGCGACGGCCGGTTCAATATTGGTCATCTCGCAGGCATACCAGGAGAACAGCGTGCCGGTCGCAGTCGTGAACGTCCAAGACGACTCGCCGGCAGTGACCTCGGACTTGTGCGAGGCGATCACCGTGCCAACGGCGCGGTCGGTGACGAACCCGGCCGGGCCGACGGCCTCAAGCCCACCAGTGATGATGACCACCACGGTATTGCCGGCGGTCGTCCCTAACGGCAGGGTCACGTTGACGCTGGTGCTAGTCGTGGTCGTGAACCCGGTGTTCTCCTGGATCACGTTCGCGTCGCTCAGCGGCATGCCTGCTCCTTCGGGTCCAGAATCAGACGATCATGGTCGTGCAGCCGCTAGTCGGCGATCCCGTTGGTGGCAGCGAATTCTCCCCATGCTGCCACGGCGGCAACGTCATAGGCGCGGGCGGCCTCGTCCTCAGCCAAGAAGTTGCCTAGGTGGCGCATGCGGCCATCAATGGAGATCTGCGCCTTCCACCTCTGGTTGGCGCGGTCCCAGTAGACGCCCTTGTAAGAGGAAGTTCCGCCTCTCCTCCGCTGGTTGGCGTTGTTCTGGGACTGCGTTGCAGGCCGCAGGTTGGCGCGCCGGTTATCCAGTCCGTCCCCATTCTGGTGGTCGATGCTCAGGGTGCCCATGATGAGGTTGTGCATCCTGGTCGTGGTCCGGCACCCGTCAGGCCGCGTGATGGTGGCAGCGACGTACGGGCCGTGGCGTCCCTGTTCCCAGACATGCCAGCGATGCTGCATCACGAGGTCGTAGTCCTCATCATCGACGAGGGCGAAGCGGCCAGCGGCCTTCTTGCCGTTTAGCGGTACGGTCTTCACGTCTGGTCCTCTCGTCAGGATCAGGCCACGGCCCAGGGTGTTGACGCACCGCTGGGCCACTCTTGTCAGGAGCTATTTTAGCAGGTCAGAGCACCTACAGGCTGACACTGATGCCGTTCGTCTCGTCCGTGACGACGATATCGCTGAAGGAAACCGTCATCGGAGGCGAGCAGGGCGGCTGGAACGTGGCAGTCAAGCTCAGCTCGAAGATCGCAAAGCCTCGCTGGACAGGGAAGTCACCAGCCGCGTTCAGGCTCTCCTTGTTGGCGGCCTGCGGATGGTTGTCACCAGGGTTGATGCACGAGGCGGTCGCGCTCAGGACCACGTGGATCTGGGTCTCGTCGCCGAGGCCGGCTTCCTTCCCGCTGACGGTGAGGGTGTCGCCGGTGCGGGTGGCGGTGAGCTGGTCGTCGACGAAGTGGGGTGAGCCGGCCAGCGCGGTGCTGGCGACCCCGAGGGTGAGCGCGGCCGCAGCGGCCAGCGCGACGATGATATGTCGTGCCTTCATGGTGTCCTCCTTGGGTTACTTGCTTGCAGGGACTTTCACCGGCCGGCAGACCAGCCAGTCGCACTGCCGCGGCTCGTCGGCGATCCCGTCGGGCTGCCACCGGGTCATCGCGCTGGCGGCAACCTCGAACTGGTAGCCAAGATCGGTCAGGGTCTGCTCGAGCTCAGCGCGCTCGTAGTAGCCATAGATGTCGTGGCATTCCACGAACAGGACCGGCCGCCAGCGGGCAAGCGTTTCGGCCATGCCCCGCAGCGCATGGAGGTCGGCGCCTTCCACATCCAGCTTCACCAGGTCAAGCCGGCCAGCCTGCTCGAGTGCCTGCGCCACGTCGAAACTGTCATCCAGCGGCAAGGCTGGCACTGTCCCGTCATCACCGTTGACGCTGGGAACCGTCCGGGTCGACCCACCCTCGACCTGCCCAGTCGGATCGTCCAGCCGCAACCGGGTCTTGGAATCCCAGGCAGCCATCTGCACAACGGTCACGTTGGTGATGTCATTCATCGCCAGATGCCGCCGCAGCGTCGCCGCGGTCGCGGGGTTCGCCTCAACCGCGACCACATGGGCGGCCTTCCGCGCGAGCCGGAGCGTCCAATGGCCAACGTGGGCGCCCACGTCCAGCAGTACTCCACCGTCGGGGAGGAGCCCTTCCAGGATGGGCCGGTTGGGCCCCTCATGGTCGGCGAACCCGATCCCATCCCCGGTGGTCGGGCCACGGTCCAGCCACAGCAGCCCATCCGCCTCAACCACGCGAGCGTTGAGCCGCTTACCATCCCGTGGACGCAGCGCCTCTGCGCGACGCGCGGCCAGCGCCTGCTCAAGCTGCTCAAGCGCCGGCACCCAGTACTGCTCGGTGACCGTGTCGGCGTCGTAGTCCTGCGCGAACGCCCATGCCCGGGCCCGGAAGCCCTCATCGCGAACATGCTCGTATGCCTGCTCGTATGCGTCGACGATCGCGCCGATCAGGGGGCGCCTGGCCCACGCCATCTGTGAGTCGTGCCAGAAACGCTCCCCGGGGACCTTCCAGCCGGCGCCGCAAAGCTCCGGCATCGCGGTCGTGTCCGTCACGATGACCGGGGTGCCGCACGCTTGCGCTTCCACGAGGGGGATGCCGAACCCCTCCCCCCATGAGGTGTTCGACAGCACGTCGGCGGCCCGGTAAATGTCGGCGACTGCGGTGGCGGGCATCCCGATCCGGTACTGGTACTGGTCGCTGAAGATGTAGCTGGACTTGGGGAGCTTCTCCAGCAGCGTGAGAACATTCACGCCATAAGAGGACTGCACATCGGTATGCAGGGCCAGCACCGCATCGGAGTGGCGGCGACGGAACTCGCCAAACGCGGTGATCTGCTCAGCGAACGCCTTCCGGGAGGCATCTTTGCCGACGTTGGCGGCCACGACCGCAATCACGAACGCATCCTTGGGCAGACCCGCCCGCTCCCGGGCCTCCGCCTGGTCGGCGGGATGGAACACCTTCGGGTCGTAGCCGTGGGGAACGTACAGCGGCTGGAGGCCGGCTTCGGTGAGCCTGTCGCGGCCGAACTTCGACATGGCGATCGGGATCGCTCCGGACCGTTCAAACCATCCAGTGGTCATTGGGGGAACGGTCTCATGGTCGACCGGTGTCCACGCGGCCACGCTCATGTGCTCCAGCAGCGGCACCTGGAAGGTCCACACGTCCCCCAGCGTGATGACCATCCCGCGGGTGGACACCTCACTGAACGCGTCCCCGTCGCCCGCACCGAAATGGTAGACCGCGTGGGGGACGAGCACGTCGCAGCCGTAATGCTCCGCGTAGCTTGGCAGGCACAGCATCCCTTCCCAGTTCCGGCGGATGCCTTGCAGCCCGTAGTAGCAGGAGATGGCCACGTCATGGCCAAGGTCCCGGATCCGGCGGGTGAACAGGCCGGTTTGGGTGCCGTAGCCGGTGCCGATCCAGGGCGCGACCGAGTGCCACAGCACTTTCACTGGCCGGCACCTCCACCGTGCACCGCACGCTGATGATCCTCCAGCCGATGCCCGGGGATCACCGCAAAGCAGGTCGGGCAGTAGATCGCCGTCACCATGCTGACCTCGGGTGGTTCATTGTCGCTATCCATCTCGAGTTGGAGCGGGATGACAAGCCGCATAGTTGTTCCTCCGGATATATGGGAGCGCCCGCTCCGGAGGGGACGGGCGCTCCCAACCTCGATGATTAGTCTTCCGTTGCTGCGTCGAGCCGTTCCTGGAGCTGCGCCTTGGTGCCGTAGGTCGGTAGGCCCTGGGCTTCCGCCTGGGCGCGCAGATCCGCCAGGGTCGGCTCCGGCGGCTCCGGCAGTGCTGGCGGCTTCTCCTCTTCGAGGATGACTCCGCCACCGCCGGCGCAGTGTGCTCGGTACCAGTCCACCGCCGCCTGATCACCGTCGTCGACCTCGACGACCTCATCGGCAGCCCAGGACTGGTAGCCGCTCGGGGTGTAACCCGAGTTCGGCCCGACCAGTTGCACTCGCATCGGTTGGGCTCCTGTCAGAGGAGGTACCAGTTGCACTCGCATCGGTTGGGCTCCTGTCAGAGGAGGTACTTGACGAACGCCTTGGGCCGGATCACGTCACCGCCAACCCGCAGCTTGAACAGGAACCCGACGACCCCGTCGGCGGCGAACAGCTCGTCGAGCCGCTGCATGGTGATTTGCTGCCGGTCGACGACCGCGTAGCCGGCGTTCAGGTTCGCGTAGATCACGCTGGCGTCGACCGCCGCGGCGCTGGTCGCCATCGCAGGAAGCGACTCCAGGATGTAGAACGCCTTGCCCCAGAGGGTGTCGGGGTCGCCGACCCGCATGGAAGGGATCCACAGATAGTTGGAGGTGGTGTCCTTCAGCAGCGAGATCGCCTCGGCCGCGTCGGTGGAGGCGAAGTAGGCGCCCTGGGGACGGAGCCGCGCGGGCATGCGGTACTGCATCGACTTCAGGCCGTCCCCGGTCGGGGTGGCATTGGTGCCGGTGACCGCCTGGGTGATCAGTGGCGAGCCCTGGGTGGCCCGCATCGCGATGCCCCACGGTTGGCTGGTGCCGGTGCCGTTCCCGAACGCGTCGTCCTCCAGCTGAGCGAACAGCTCCCCAACGATAGTCTGGACCAGGGACACGAGGTTGAAGTCGGTGTCTTGGAGCTCGTCCACGCCGATCTTCGCCAGCCCGATCAGGTCGTGGACCGAGATCACATCGGCGGTGGTGGTGCCGGGGGTCGCGTCGCGGCCAGCGGCGGTGCCGGAGCCGGCACCGAGAACCTCCAGCTTGCCCCACGCGGCGGTGCCAGCGGTGAGTGAGCGGACATCGACCTTGTCGCTGGTGGTGGGGCGGACCAGCGGATTCGCCGACCGGAAGATCGCCAGGTGCGGCAGGTCCTTGAAGATCGGGGTGGCGATGTCGTGGGGGACCAGGATCTCACCGGTGGCGTCCTCGACGAGGGCTGCCTTCTCCTCCAGGGTGAGCGACGCCTTGCCGGCCCGCATCGCCTTGGCGAACCGCTGGACCGCCAGCCGGGAGCTGGCCTGACTCATCGGGTCAGCACCGCCGGCGGCGACCGCCTTCGACTCGGCGACCGCGGCGACCCCGGCCAGCACCCGACCGTCATCCTCGGGCTTGGACGCCCAGGTTTCCATGTCGTCCTGGGCCTTCTGCGCCTCCGCGAGCTCCCGCAGCCGCGCGGCCTCGCCGAGCAGCGACTTGCGGTGCCCGACCTCCTCCTTCGTCATCTTGGTGGGGTCTTCGTAGCGGTCATTGATCGCCCGCGCGAGATGGATGCACTGCAACGCCTTGTCCATCAGCTCCTGATGGCGCGTGGTCATCGGTCCCTCCCCAGGGCCTGGTTGATCTCGGCCTCAAGACGGTCGAGATCGCCCGACGTGCGCAGGTTCTCGGTCTGATTGCGCGACCCGTCGAGCAGTTGCTGGGCATGGGCGAGGAGCACGTCGGTGCCACCTTCAGCGGCCGAACGTGGTTCGCCTTCGGGTGCGTCGCCACGCGGCCCTGGGTTGATGATCCCGAGCGCGTACTGCTCCGGGGTCACCATCAAGCCATCAGGTTTCGCAGTGCCCCCGGCCGGCGTGGTGCCGGTGGTGGCGGCTGCGGGGATGGTGGGCTGCCCGTCGGCAAGCCCGGCCACCTCATTGTCGGGATTGTACACACCAAGAAGCGCATGCACAGCGGCTTTGGCGGCCGGCTCGTAGGTGAGCTCCAGCGCCTTCCGCAGCTCGGGGGCCCACACGTCATAGCCGAGGCTTGACTGGCTGGACATGCCCGCCAGCGACAGCAGACTGGGTGGGGGGTCCTCGCCGAGCTGGCTGCGATATAGGCCGACCAGCGCCCGGGCGGCCGCACGCTTCTTCTCCGGGCTGACCCCTTGCACTGCGCCGACCCCGTGCCCGCCGGCGGCGGCATGGACGCCGTTGCGGTTCAGCGTCCCTGACGGTTCCCGCACCGGCAGCTTGTAGCCGGCCTTGGTGTCGGTGGCGCCTTCCACGGCGATCAGGCAGGCGCGGCGCCACTGCTCCAGCGTGTAGTCCGCCTCGGTGAACTGCGACCATGGCGTGTCGGAAACCGCCTTGTGCTCACCCAGCGACTTCACTGACGCAAGCTGCGCCTGCGGATTGGCTGGCACCGGGGTGAGCGAGATCTCCAGCAACCGCGCCTCGCGGACCGCCCGGATCGCCTTGCCGTCCTTGACCTGTATCGACTGGTGGACCGGCAGCCACCCGACCGACACGCCGGACAGGTGCCCGTCCTTGGCGAGCTGTCGGGCCCGCTGGCCCTGCTCGTCATGGGTGAACCCAGCGCGGAACCATAGCCCCTGCGCGACCGACTTGAGCTGGGCGACCGACCCGATGATCCGGCTGATTGAGTCGCCATGCCAGTCCAGCAGCGGGACCTTCGCCTTCGACCGGGACCAGTCCTCCGCAGACTTGGAGAACGCGCCCGTCTCCAGCAGGTCGTCCTGCAAGTCGACGTTGCCGTAGACGGCGGCCAGCCCGGTGATCTCACCACCGCCCTGGTCAGTGACGGCCTTCTGCTCGATCTGCGCGAACAGCCGCCGAAGTTCGTCCATCTGCTCCACCTCACGGGTTGCTGCCTGCTGGCCGGCTGTCGGCTCGTTGGCATACAGGGCGCGCTGCTGCGCAAGAGCTCGTTCTCTGGTGGGATGGCAGCCCTCGATCGAGTGACGACCCTCAGCTTCAGCCCGCTGGTTGACGACTGCCCATTCACCAGCGCGGCATGCCGGATGGTTATGCTCGACGGTCCACGGCATGGCCGTTCCCATTCGTCGAGACAAGCTGCTTGCGTCGTTCCAGGAAGTTCACCGCGTAGCTGGCCGCCTCAAGCTGTGCCCGCTCCGACGGTGACTGCTGTGGCTGCTGGTCCTCGCCAAGACGGGAGAGCGTCACGCCTGCGGGGGTCAGGAACACGTCCCCACCGTCCACCGGATCCAGATCGACAGTGCGGCGGAAGTCGTTGATGGTGATCCCGCCGCGCGCGAGCGCGTTGGTGGCCCGCTCCCACCGGTCCGTCTCCGCCTCCCGCAACGCCGGCACCCCGGAGTTGTCCCAGTCCACCCGCACCCGGGAACGGCCCACCCCCGCGAACTGGGGCAGCAGCCGGGAGCGGACCGGCGCGGCGAAACGGCGCTGCAGGCCAAACAGGTCCTCTTGCCAGAACGACTCCCGCGCTTCCCGCATATTCGAGAAGGTCGAGCGATCCAACCCGCTTTTCGCGCCGACCAGCACCGCTGGAATCCCGATCGCCATGCAGATCCGCGTTTCTGAGATCGCCCGCAGGTCCGGGAACTCCAGTTGCTCCAATGTGAGACCGAGCGGGGTGACCTTCATCCCCTGCTGCAGGAACGCCGGCTCACCCTTCCGGTTCCCGCCGAACGCCTTACGCCACTTGGCCTTCAGCTTGCTGGTGACTTCCTCGTTGGTCGCCTCCGCCGTCTCAATCACCACGCCAGGCACCGCGTAGTTGCGGAGCAGCGTGTCGACGAAGTCGGTCGCTGCATTGTCCAGCGAGGTCGCCCGGGCGGCCGGCCGCAGCGGCGGCTGCCCGAAATAGGCATCCACCGGATTCGGGTACTTGATGTGAATCAGGTCACCGCGAGGGATCGGGATGATCTGCGCGTTCACCGTCCGCGGCTGCGACGATGGGTCAAGGATGTACCCGTAGTCCCACACCCGCGGACTCGAGGTCGGGAAGATCCGGATCAGGTCCGGGCGCAGCGGCCACAGCTCCGCTGGCAGCCCGTCCCGGCCCCGCAGGATCAGCCAGTAGCAGTTCCCCGCAAGGTCCAGGTAGGTCACTGCCAACTCGAGGAAGCTGAACTCGTCGGTGACCGGGTTCGGCTGAGCGAGCAGCCTGCGCAGCCGATGGTCCTCCAGCGGCTCACCCTGCCCGGACGGGTACACCCGCATGATCGACTGCGGCAGGTTGCTCGCCCGCTTGAAAATGCACGCGTACACCAGCTCGTTACGGCTGTACCCACTCCGCGCCGACGACTCATATGACGAATCCGGGTACAGCGCCCCGTCCAGGTTCGGCCGGCCACCAGGCAACGCAGGGATCGTGATCACGTTCCCGCCGAAGTCGGTGTTGGTGGGGAAGCCCTGCTGCTTGGTCTCGACCCGCGGGCCGGTGATCCATCCCACGTCAGGCCGCCTTGTCGAGTGTGATCCCTAACCACAGCAGCAGCGCGCCTAGCACCAGCAGCGCCGCGCCCAGCCGGCCGGTCACAAGGCCCGCGCCGGTTGGCAGGACCGCCACCCCGGCGATGACCGCGCTCGCGCCGGTCAGCTGCTGCGGCATCGCTCGGATCTTCGGCCATACCTCAAGTGCGCGACGGCGCGCTGTCTCCAGCCACTCGGAGCGGTCCCGGGGCCAGCCGATCTCGACCAGCACCCCAAGTACGAGCAGCGCCCAGCCGAGACTGGCAAGCGACCAGATCCCAGCGGTCGCCAAGGCAATCGCAGCGATTCTGCGAGGCATTACAAGCCTTTCGGCTAGAAAATGTCAGGAGGTGGGGCAGATTCGTCGGCCTGGTGGCCACGGGCCGTGTGGCCCCACAGCGCCTCGGTGACTGCCACCAGCGGCGAGATGTCCACCGTCACACCCTTCCGGGCCCACAACCACCCGTCACCAAGGTCGCGGCGTTGCGCCCCAGCCATCGCCGCATTCAGCTCCGGCTGGTCCAGATGCCGCAGCCACGCCGGCACATCCACCAGCGGGTTAGCGCCGGCGGCGTCATACAGCGCGCCGCACCCGTGCGCGATATCCCGCACCGACGCCTTCAGGATCTCCAGCCCAGCCGCCTCCGCCTCCGGGAGCAGCGACCCGGCCGGCCCAGACGGGGCGATCACGATCGTGCAGGGGGACCAGCGGTCGCGGCGGTCGACCCGCTCTTTCAGCCACGGCACCACCCAGCTTGTGCCGCGGCGATGCTCGACCAGTTCGACATGCGACAGCCCATCAGCCCGGCAACCAGCCGCACCGATCGACGCCCACGTCCTGTCCGGGGTCACATCGACCGCCATCGCGGGCCGGTCCACGATCTGCGACCCGGAATCCGCCAGGGACTGCCATGGCTCCCGGCCGATAACCAGCCAGTCGGCGGGGGTCTCATCCAGCCACTGGTTCAGATAGGCGCGGCGAAACTCCTCCAGCGGCATCGACTGGAACTCCGACCGGACCGCATCCTCCGTCACCGTCCACCCAAGCGCCGGCATGCACGCCCACCACGTCGCCGGATCCGCCGGATCAGCATCGTTCGGCGCGGACCATTCGAAATAGGCCACCCCGCTGGTCAACCCAGCCTCCGCCGCCAGCCGGCCCGCCTCGACTTTGCTCCACAGGTACGGCGACTTCGCCTTGCTCTTCCCTGCGGTCGACACCACGTCCAACTGCGGCTCCGGGCGGGTGATCATCGCCGGCGCCATACCCTGCTCAACCCGAGCGTCCTCCTGCGCGAACGCCTCGTCGATCACGCCCTCATCCAGGACATCGCCATGGCCGGACTCCTCCGTCGGCGCGTCCAGGCCATGCAGCGACCCGTTCCGCCAACGGATCGCCTCCTGCCCGATCTGCCGGCGGACCGTGAACAGCGACGCGAACGGCGAGCCGTTCAAGATCGGGAGATGCTCATCCTCCCACTTCTTCCGCGCCTTCAGGCGGGTCTGCGCGGTATAGACGATCACCTGCCGCCGCCCGAACGCCTGCGCCCGGTGCACCATCTTCGCCAGCAGCAGCGTCGTCTTCCCCGACTGCCGAGGAACCGTCAGCACCAACCGGCGATAGACCAGCAGCCCAGTGTCAGGGTCCTGTTCCAGCGCGACGTCGGCGACGTGCCGCTGCCACGGCATCAGCGGCGTCCCCAACGCCGCCGCGAACCGCGCGAGCTCCCCGCCCCTTGTCGGCCGATCCGTCCTCGGAGTCGTCCACCGAGGTGAGCAGCGAAGCGACGAAGGAAGATCCAGAATCGCTGTCACCACGCCGCTCCAAGGTCTCCAAAGTCGACCGCAACTCCCGCGCAACCGCTGCCGTGGCCAGCCCGGCGCCTTCGTCGAGGGTTCGAGCCAGCGTATATGCCGTCTCTGCGAGCGACCGCTGCACCCCGCTCAGGTCACCTAGCGCCTTCACATCCCGACGAGTCGCCCGCTCGATCGAGCCACGCTTGACAGTCATCCAACCAACCGGAGTTGCTCATAGCCCCCGCGGTTGTTGCGCTGCGTATTACAACGGCGGTGGGCAAGACGAACGTTCGCCCGAGTGTCATCGCCGCCAAGGCTCAACGGCACGATGTGATCGCAGGTCGCTGCCTTGGGATGCTGATATGGAAGATCCATGTTCACCTTCCGGTGACACAAGCCACAGGCTTGTGCACACCTATGGATTATATGTCCGACCTGCGACAGCCCCCCGGGTGGCGTACCCACTATGCTGCCCACTGGCGCGGAGGCGACGGAGCCGACGGCCGAGAGATCCGAGATGGCCCCCCTCTACTGCCAGCCGGACCGGACGGTCACGCTCGCTGGCCGGACCACCACAACCACATTTGGGCGACTCGCGAGGACCCCAACCACCGCGTCGAGGTGTTTGGTCATCATCTCAATCGCGTCAGGATGCAAACAGTCAAGCCACACGTGTTGGCCAAGCGTATTGCGGATCCGTTTATCGGCGAAGACTCCATCATGGCTGATCAGCGCCGCGTTCCGCGCATGGGCATAGACGGCGATGTCGTCATCGCTGGCCTTGTCGAGCCGCGCTTCGTGCGCGGTCCAGGCGGTATGCCGCTCACGGCGCAGCAGCCTAGCGACGCCAGCGTCCACGTCGTTGTCGAGGAAGAAGCGCAGCCTAGGCCGCGTCGATCGTGGCGCGGGCGCGGGCGACATCGGCGGCGGTGAGCGACGGAAACGCCTTGAGGATCCGCTCGGTCGTGTAGCCCCGCGCGAGATAGTCGACGACCGCTTGAACAGGGATCCGAGTGCCCTCGAAGACCGGCTTGCGGCCGTGGACCTTGCGGCGCCGGACGATCCGTCCCGCGGCGGCCTCCTCGCGGCGGCCAGCCCGGTCGTGGATCTCGGTGGCGATCGCGGTGAGCGGCAGCACCTTGACGATCACGAGTTGGCCCGGCTTGCGGCCGCCCTCCCATGACCCATCGGGGTGCTGGAAGTAGACCTCACTCGCATACGTCGCATAACGCAGATCACGGAGCGGCGCGGCGTAGCCTTGGGCGTGGAGGCGGGCAACGATCTTGCGAATCTCCTGCAAGCTGATGTGCTCATTGCGAAGCATCGCCACCGCCATCAGCTCGACCAGATCACCGAAGCCATACAGGCGGACGGTGCTGCGGGAGTTGAGCTGACGCTTGATCGACGGGATGACGAGCCCGATGTCATCCCAGTACCGCACGCGGCGGACAGTGACCCGTACCAGACGTGCGGCGGATTCGATCGGGAGGGCGAGCAACTCATCGGGCAGGTCGTCGATCGGCATGGCGGCGATCACCCCCTTGCGGGCCAGCCTCATCTAACCACGCGACCCCGTCAATCTCTACACGACGTGGGGGCGAGGGGTGAGGTTGAACCGGAGATCGTGACCGCCCCCGGGTCTACCACGCTCGTGACCTGCGGGTTTGCTCGGGCATGGTGAGCCTGTTCGACCGCTGCTGGTTGCATCGGCGTGGCTGCCCGTTGCGCCGCTTGTCGGCCGAAGGGTTGGGTGGGCATTGCGGGCAGCCGTTGACACCGTGGGCTGGGCGCCAGTTGCTCGGGTCGCCTGCCAGTTCGGGGGCGACGGAGGCGGGGATGACATGGTCGAGGCTGTCACTGCCGGGGTGGCCACACAGCCAGCAGATCGGGCCGGTCGCCTGGACCTCAGCGAGCGCCTTGCGGTAGGCGCGGGAGTCGTAGGTCCACTGGCTCACCGGGGAAGGTGTGCTGCCAGCCAGTCGCGGAGCCGCAGGACGCCAAGCTCACGGGCGACTGTCTGCCCCAGATTGCGGAGTGCCGCATCGAACTCAGCCCACTGACGGATTGGCTCCTGCCGCTTGACGATCCAGCCTCGGCGCAGGGCGATGGTCTTGCCGAGCCAGATGAAGGCGCAAAATCCGAGAGAGCCAGCGGTAAACAGGCCGAGGCCGACCAGGATCTGCGGGATGGTGGGTTCATTACTCATGTGGACACTCCACTACCTGGGGATTTCAGCACACGACGAACGGTTCGCGCAACCATCCACCTGCACATGTCCCGATTGTCTAGTCGTACCGGGTCGGACATTCATGGCATCGCCCGGTTGGATTCCCACTGTTCCCGTTCGACCTCCAGGTTCGCCTCGTCCGCAGTCGCGAAGCTGTCGAGCTCCTTGCGGAGTCGGGTGGTAGCGTCACGAATCCGTTTGGCTTCGCGGCGGCTGCGGCCCCGGAGGATGACGGCGGCACGGTCAGCGATGTCGGGGTCCGACCAGGTGCCGTCGGCGCGCTGGGTTTGGGCGAGCCGCTCCGCGGTCGGGTCGCCGCCACGCTGCCGGGTGCGGATCTCGTCCTGCCCGTTGCCACGGGCGGCGCCGTCCATGGCCTGGTGGGTCCACCACCACAAGGTGGCGAGTTGAGTGGCATAGGCGTGGAGCAGGCCGAGCGCCTCGGGGTCGACGGCCTCTAGGGTGTCGAGCCATGCGGGGGTGACGTGCTCGGCGAGGCGATGGATCGGGTCGCCGCAGCGGGCGCACAGCCGACTGTCTCGACCTTGGTCGTGGGGTCCGCGGTAGCCGGGCGGCTGTGTCAACTGCGCCTCGCCTTGGCTGGCTTGGATGCGCCGCACCAGTCGCAGTGTTGATGGCGTCGCACGTAGACCGGGTCGTCGTGGTCGACCACGCCTTGCTCTCGCCAATCGTGCAGTCCGAGCCGATGCTTGACGATCCGGATCGTCCAGTAGAGCCGGTACCAGATGCGATAGGGGATCGTGAGTCCTTCGCTGTCGCCGCCGGGGGCTTTCCAGCCGAACACGGTGGGTTGGTTCATGGGGTCTCCTGCGGGTCGGGGTCGGCCGGTGCTCCAAAGACACATGGTGTGCCGTTCGAATGGATCGGCCGACTGTGGTCATACCACCACGGCAACCCATGGAACGCCTCCGTGCAATGCACGCAACACAGGTCGCCTGGTGGTTCACAGTGCACGCCGTGCAGGTCACAGCAGGTCGTGCGGACGGGCGCGCTCATGGCTGCTCCTTGGCGTTGCCAGCGCATGACCCGCACTGGTCACCTCGCCAGATGGGCCGCTGGCAGGTGGTGTAGGGGCGGCTTGAGGGAAGGTCAGCCATCGGCATCGCCGAGTCGGCAGTTAGGGTGGCAAGGCCAGCCCAGCGGATGCGGATGCACAACCTCCGAGACGCCGAAGTATTCGGCCGCTGACACCAAGACCGGCTCGCCGTTCGCGTTGCGAAGCGGTTCATAGATCTCGGGGGTCCACAGCGGGTCGATCACAACTGGGGGGTCAGGGTCGGGCATGGGGTGCTCCTTGGGTCAGCGCTCGGTGCCAGCCATTGCTGGTGTCGCCGGACCCGGCCAGCCTTCCTGCTCGGCCAGCCACCCGCGGGCAAGCCGCCACGGACAGTCCGTGGCGTGGATGTACTCGCGCAGATCGCGGACCGGGTCCCAGCGGCCTTCGCAGAGCGTGCAGTGCCCCTGGTCGTCCATCGGCTCGGCCGCTCTGGCGAGCAGCAGGACGATCTCGGCGGCGGTCGTATACGGGTCGGGCATGGGTGCTCCTTGGGGTCGGTCAAGGGCGTGGCAACGGGCGGTAACGGCCGTGGTGATGCACCTGATCCCACCATTTGGCCAGAACCAGACGGGTGGTCGCGCCTAGGCGAGTTCGGCTCGACCCTGCCGCCACCTCCCGACACACCCTGTGTCGCACATCCTCGGGTGTGGCGTGGTAGAGCGACCATCGGTAGGGCCCGACGCCGGCGACTTCCGCGTCGTAGCCGGGATGGTAGTCAAGCGGCTTGGCGCCACTCCAAGTGCCGTCGGGGTTCTGCTGCATGGCGGGCATGGGTGCTCCTTGATCGGGGGGACGGCCGGGCGGGGTCACGGGGTGGCGTCGGCCGGCTCCACGTTGTCCCGGACGAACTCGGCGTCGGCGGGGCTGAGGTGGATGGCGGTGCCGAACCGGTCGGTGATGATGATGATCTGGTCGGGTCGGGTGTGGATGGTGATGTTGCCGTTGGTCGCGTACACGGGATGCTCCTCAGGGTCGGGGGGACCGGGGCCGGGTGGTAGGTGGTTCACGGCCACGGTGCCGCTTGCCGCGTCCTGAACGTCGGGTGGGTCGAGCTGCCTGGCCGGGAGCTGCCTGCTGCGCGGTTGCTGCGGCGGCGCTCACCGGTGGCGCGTCAGACCCTGACGCCTCGGTGGGGGCGGTGCCGAAGAGGTCGGCAAGTCGTTGCCGTTCGGCTTGGCGGTCAGCGATGGTTTTGGCGGTCAGATCGGCCTTGAGGGTGGCGAGGGTGGCGGCCGCGTCCGGCGGGACACCGTTGCCACTTGCCGAGCGGCTGCCGAGCGCGTCAGCGCTCGGCTCGGCAGCCGCGGTCGATGCGCCAGCGGTTTTGATTCGATCTTCTTCAGGTCTTATTCCACCTATAGACGGACCCGCAGATCGAGTCGCTACGGGACCCTGGATCGAGTCGCTACGGTCCGCAGATCGAGTCGCTACGGAGTCATCCACCGACTGTAGTGACTCGATAAGCGAGCCGCTACAGATGCGGTAGGTGGTCGCCTTCCGGCCGGACCCGTTCACCACGATCTCGATCTCGCCGGTCGCCAACAGTTCCCTGAGGGCGAGATGCACGGTTGAGCTGGACACGTTCGCCTCGAGTGCGAGCGTCCGACGTGACGCGTAGCTGTCGCCGGTCTTGTAGTCGGCATGGGATGCGAGGGCGATCAGGACGAGCCGAACGGCACCACTGGTGTGGCTTCGTTTCATGACGTCACGGATGGCGTCGAGGCTCACCGCGCTCCTTGGCGGGTCGGCTTGGACTTGGCCAGTCGGCGGAGGACCATTGCGGCTTCGAGCTCGCTGCACTCGTCGATGAGCACCGCGTTCAGCGCGCTCTTGATCGCGGTGGCGCGGACACCCGCGCGGAGTGCATCACGGATGGCGCGGTACAGTTCGAGGGTGTCGTCAGTCATGAGTGTCCTTCTTCCGCTGAGGGCCGCGATGCGGCCACGACTCGCGTGGCGATCTTGAGAAGTCGGTCTCACGCTCGAGCTCGTCGATGGCCCAGTGGAAGTCGTCAAGCGACGCCTCTTCCAACCGCTCGGCGGTGATGATGCCGGGGGCGAGCTTGCGGCGCCGCGTGGACTCGGGACTCTCCTCAAGGATGAAGTCGCCTGGGAACTCGTCCCAGCGGAAGACGAAGAACGAGCTGGACCCATCGGGGTTCTCGAACTCGCGGCCCATAGTCGGCTCGTAGACCGCGCGGAACACCTCGAGGTCAGCGAAGGTCCACAGTGGGATCTCACCATCGGCGCGGCCGAAGCCGTAGAGGAAGAAGTCGCCGGCGCCTTCCAGTGCCTTGGCGAGTTCGGTGGTTGTCCCCCAGCGTGGCCGGCTGGCGCGGACGGTGAACTCGTACCAGTGGTGCTCCCACTTCTCGTAGCGCCGCAGCCGGCAGGCGACGCTGAGGTCACCGGAGCTGTGGATGACGAGGTCGCTGTTGCGGTGGCGGTCTTCCCGCCAAGTGCCACGCCGGACGGTTCTGGGGGCGGCGGTGGCGGCGATGCTTTGGAGCTTGCGGTTGTAGCGCCGCTGCCAGTTGAAGTCGTTCTCGAAGCTAGGCACTGGCGGCCACCTCGTTCCCCCAGACCTGGAACCCTTCGCGCTCGCCGCGCTCGAACATGGCCAGCCGTGGGCCGGGAGTGGCCTGGCAGACCCGCTCGTAGAACACGTCGGGTTTGATTGAGTGGCCGATGGCTGGCGCCTCGAATGACAAGCGCAGCCCTTGGCGCAGCAGCGGCAGGTCACCGACGCGGCCGAACAGGACGTGCTCGGTGTCGTACATCCACGAGAACGGCGTGGGGCCGACGTTCTTCCGCCACGTCATGACGCACTGGTAGCGGACTTCCCATGCCTCGAAGAGGGCGAGGCCAGCCGGAAGGAACTTGTGGGTCACCCAGAGGTAGAGGTGCGCGCCCTGCTGGTCGAGCATCCCGGGGATCGGTAGTTCCTTGATCTCTTCGAGCGTCATCGTCGGGTAGTCGAGTGCTGGTCCTTGGTCCGGGCGCGCTTCGCGTTCGATCTTCGGCATGGGCCAGGGTGGGTCCAGCGTGATGCACTTGAACGGGCCTTCAGGGAACCCGGGGGTGACGGCCGGCTGGGGCGTGTTCAGCGACGCCTCGTATTGCCGCACGATCTGGCCGATGCGCTCGGCGGTGATGTGGTAGTCGGCCGCGATGCTGGACAGCAGTTCGCCGGCTTGGCGTCGCTCGAAGATGACTTGCCGGGCGTGCTTCGGGACGCTGAGACGCTGGTCGACCAAAGCTTTGGCGGATCCGCCATCGCTTTGATGCTCCCAATCGCGAGCCGTCTCACGCGCCACGCCAACCAGACCAGCCGCCTCTTCCTGCGTGCATCCGGCCTCGCGCAGGTCGAGGTAGACCTGTCGTTGGTACTCGCGGACGGTGGCACGCTGTTCGGGCGAGAGTTGGCGCCGTGAAAGGTTCGCGGCTAGCGCGAAGGCTTCCTTGTGTGCCTCGGATGGGAACGACCGCCGCTCGATCTCTGGCGTGATGCCGAGTTCATCGCAGGCCAGCTGCCGATGATGGCCGTCCAGCACGAAGCCGGTGTCAGCGTCGATCACGATTGGGCTGTGAAGGCCGCCGCGGGCGGCGATGTCGGCCTTCAGCGCCTCGTATTCGGCGCGTGACAGCGGCGGCAGGAACTGGTACGGGTCGCGCGGGGGATGCGCGGCGGACGACGTGGGGGTAGCGTCAGGCACGCCCTACCTCCTCAGTAGGTGTGGGCCATGGCCCCGGCAGGTGACACTGCGCGGGGCCGCTTCTACCGCATTTTACCAGGTCAGCGGCCATATCCCGAACCCCACGTCTTGGCTGTGATCTGCTCGGCGAAGTCGACGTAGCCCTGCCAGATCGTCTTGTACTGCTCGCGGTCCTCATTGGTCGTGTCGGTGAACAGCAGATCCTCGAGCGCGTCGGCCATCCGTTCGGCATGCTGGGTCAGCTCACTGATCAGGGCTTCAGTCGCGGGGCTCATGCGTCACCCCGCCCGCACCGGTCCCGGTGCCACTGCCGGAACGCCTCTAGGGTTTCTTCGCGCCACGTGCGGAGCTCGCCGTAGCAGTGCAGGCACACGATCAGCGTGTCGAATCCGGGGGCGACGATGGTGGCGGTCGGGTCCGAGTTCATCGGACATCCCATGCCTCGGCCTGCCGCTTGGCGACGACCTTGTCGTAGTACGACTTCGGCACCGTCTCCCGTTCGAGCTGGTCGACGGCTTGGTGGAACCACTCCAGCGGCATCCCCTCCAGGTCGTCGCCGGTGGGGGTATGGCCGAGCCACACGGTGGTCCGCTCGACCCCGTGGTTCACCATGCCGGTCGCCACCAGTACTGGCCGTTGGTGGTGGCGCCGCACCATGGGCATGCCCAGCTGTCGGGGGTTCGGATGGTGGCGTACCAGCCGCACCAGGGGCACAGGGGGATGGCTGCCCACTCGACCTGGGGGTTGGGCATGCCGGTCATGGCTCGACCTTCCGCGGTGCCTTGCCGCCGAAGGCGACGTCGTTGAGGAGCCAGCGGACCCATTCGGCGTCCGACTCGGCGACGTGTGATCCGTCGGTGGGTTGGACGATGAGCCGGATCGGCTGTCTGTCACCGTCACGCTCATCGGTCATCCAGACGGCCCATGGCTTGATGGTTGGGTCGTCATGCCCGTCAGGGCAATGCGGACATGCGGTCATGGCTCGGCTCCCTCGTCTGGTGCGACCCAGCCGAGGTCGTACGCTTGGTTGCAGCAGCAGGTGAGGTGTGCGCCGCGGTCGTCCCAGTCGTCATCCCGGGGTTTGCTGCATCGGTGGTGATTGCCGTGCACGCATGGGGTGCAGGTGCCGTCGTCGACCATCCAGCCCTGGTCGGTCATCGGTCACCCCGCTTGGGGGTACACCAGGGCGCCAGCTCATCGAGGCCGGTCTTGTGGGGGACGGGCTGTTTGAGGGCGGGGATTGGGCGGCCGCGGTTGACTCTAGGGCCGCGGACGACTCGCCATGCGATGTCGCGGCCGCAGCGGGGGCAGGGCTTTCGGTCGAGGGTCCGGCGGGTGGTGGTCATGGCGCCACTCCAGGCTCATAGCCGGTCACCGGCAAGCCGAGGTGCTTGGCGACCTGTTCGAGGTACCACTGTTTGTGGTGGGCGCCGTCGGTGTGTAGGCCATGGGAGACGATGGCGGTGATCGCGTTGCGGTGTTCATCTGTGAGCTGAATGTCGCCGTGGCCGGCTTTGCGGGCCTCGCGGGCGATCGCAGACCATGCCAATGACAGCAACGCCTCCCGGACGGTGTGGTCATGGTCGACCTGACCCATGTGGTCGCCTTCAGCCGCCTGAGCAGCGAGGTTGGCGCAGCTGACGGCCCGCTCGAGCGCGTCGGCAGCCCGGAAATAGGGGCTCACCGGTCGACCTCCCGCTGTGCCGCCTGGTCGAGGGCCTTCTCGAATAGCTCTGCCCATTCCCACGGCTCAAGAGCGCCATATTCGGCGATGTAATAGCTGATGGTCTTCTGTAGCCGCTCGACCTGGTCTTGTGCCTCGAAGGTGTTGCGGTCGGCCTGGTCGAGGGGGCGGCGGGCGGCGGTCATGGGTGCAGGTCCTCTTCCGCCCAGTGGACCCGCAGTTCACGCATTCGCTTTCTGTCTTCGAGCGCGTCGGCGATGATGATGCGGCGGACCTGTTCGGCCGACAGGTAGTGGCAGTGGCATTGGCAACCCCACAGGCCACATTCGTCGCAGCGAGCGTCGAAGCAGGCGCGGGACAGTGGCCCGGGGTGGCCCATCTTTCGTTCGGCGATTCTCGCCGCGACCTCTTCGCCGGTCACCGGTCGACCTCCCGCTGTGCCGCCTGGTCGAGGTGTCCCCATCGGATGGCGGTCCGTTGCCGCTGGCAGGCAACTCGAGCATGGCTCAGAGCGGTGTCGAGATCCAGGTTGAACGGCGCATACGAGAGGGCGAGGCCGGCTGCCTGGATGGCCTGGTGGAGGTCGGGCGGGCCGGCCGGGGCGCCCGTGGGATTGGTTGCCCCGGCCGGCCCGGTCACATCGGCACCGCTCCCGCGTTGTTCGGGTACCCAAACCGGGACCTGCATGGTCATCACCTCCCTGGGGCTGCTCGACCTTGGGGTCGGCCAAGTCCTTGAACTGGTCTGTCACGTCGTACTTGGTGATGGCTTCGATGCGGCCTTTCTCAGCGTCGAGGACCTTGTAGCGCGTGACGACATAGACATGGTCGGTAAGCCCACTACGCATGAGCTGGGGATGCTGCGGCATCAGTCCTCCCCTTCGTCGAGGAGGTTCGGCGCCAGCCCGGGGTGACCCTCGGCTTCCCCGTCCTCGGGCTGGACCGGGCTGGCGGCCGCCTGGTCCGCGGCGGAGCCCCGGGGGGACTGCGGCTCCGCCGCGGACACCTTGGCACCAGCCGGCCGGCCAGGGTCGCCGTCGTCACCAGCCGGCCGGCTGGAGGAAACCTCACGCTCGATCGCACGTTCAAGCTGCCGCAGCTGCCCCTTGGCGAGCGGCCGCTCATAGCCCTTGGACTCGAGCCACGTGGCGACCCACTCCCGCAGGCCATGATCTTGGATGCGCTGGCCGAGGTCGGCGTGGGCGCGCTGCTGCTCAGCGAGGTCTTTCCAGCCCGGTGCCACGCCCTTGCCGCCCGACACGGTCTCCCCGCGGGCGGCGGCGGCCTCCATCTCCTCAGCGGGGGTGGTGTCGTAGCCGGCGAGCTTCATCACGAACCCGAGCGGCATCCGCAGCGCCTTCGAGCTCGCACGGGTGATCGCCATGCTGCGGAGTTGGAAGCTCGGTGCGTCCCGCCATTTGGCGTTCTCGTCGCGGGTGCATTGTGCGTCTGCGCGGCCCACGATAGTGCCGGCCATGGTGCGGGCCTCGACGGTCGCCTCGTAGCCGACCTCGATGTACTCGGGATCGAGGATGGGTCCGGATGAGACTGTGACGGCGAACACGCCGAGCATGGTCCCTGCGAGGGTCCACCCTTCGAGGAAGACGTGCTCGGACTGGCCAATCCGCTTGGCGAGTTGGCGTTCTCGGATGAGGGGAGCGATGACATCGGCGATGGCGGTGGCGCGGGCGACGATGGCGTGCGGGGTCGCGTCGCCGAACAGGGTCATCGCCTGCCGGTCGGGGCTGAGGTCGAGTTCGCTCATGCGTTCACCCACGCCTCGAACCAGTGGTGGATGCCGAGGTTGCTTGCCTGCGGGACCGGGTCGGGCGTGAGGTGGACTCCCAGGTTGTTTGCCTGCGGGATCGGAGCCTGGATGCCGTGCTTGGCCCCTCGGCATTGGGTACAGCGGCACCGCTTCGGGTCACTGCTTGAGTGTTCGCATTGAAGGTTGTGCATCAGGTGCTCCTCTGCTTGGCAAAGAGGGCGAACTGCCGCTCATGGTTGAGGCAGTGGCGTCCACCTCGCCTTTCAGCGCGTCAATCCACGGGTCATCGTCCGATGGGAGTTCCGGAGCGATATCGCCAGCGGGCTGGTCGTGCGCCTGCACCCAGTCCGGGTTGGGTTCCGGGACGGGAACGGCGGGTGGGATCCAGCCGTCCTTGATGGCCAGGGCGGTCCCGGCCTCGAGGATGGCCAGCGCCTGCTCGTCGAGGTTCCATTCGCGCTCGGGGAGGTCGGCGAGCCGCTGGAGGGTCTGGACACGGCGGCTGATGAACTGGCCAGTGCGAGGATTTCGACAGGGATTGACCATCACTTTCCCCCCGTGACCTTGTCGTCGATCATTCGGCGACCTTCCCTGGGCGGAGCGGCTTGGTGAGCAGGGCGGCACGAGCCGCCGCGATGTGACCACGGATCACGTGGATCCGCGCGACGGTGAGGGGCTTGTCCAGGCCCTTGTCGGCGTAGTACAGCCGGTCCAGCGCGGTGGTGACCAGCTCGTCGCGGGTGGGCAACTCCGCCCTCGCCGGGGCGGTCATGGAGTGCCACCGTCCGACTCGCCGATTGGGATCTCACGGGCGGCGCGGAGCATGCGAACCGCCTGCTCCGGGAAGCGTCGCTGCCCGCCGAGGGTCCGGATGTGCGGGAGCTTGCCCTCCTTGGCCCAACGCAGGACGGTTTTCTCGCCGACATGGAAAAGGGCTGCGACCTCGCCGGTCTTCAGGTACCGCTCTGTGGTTGGTGGCATCTGCTATCCTTCCGTTGTTGCGAGGGCTAGGTCGTTGGGTGGCGTCGTCTCGGGGCTTCGGGACGGCACCGCTGGCGTTCACGGACTCGTTGTGGGGATGAGCTCGACCCGGCCGCCACAGCGGGGGCAGGGCTTGCGGGTCATGGCTTCCCTGTCATTCCGGTAGGTGGCTTCGAAGTCGAACCGGTAGGGGTGCTCTGCGGACCCGTCACCGGTTGACACGGCTGCCCCTCGGATGAACCGCTCGCCCTTCCAGCCGCAGGGCTCGCCATTGGTTGGCCGCTCGTAATGCACGGGGCCAAGGCCAAACGGTGCTGGATCCCTGGCGACTTGGCCGCCGCCGGCGCAGCGGACGTTGGCGCTCATCGGCGGGCCTTGCGGTAGGTAGTGACCCACCGGCGTCGGCGGGCGCGGCGGACGGCGACCCGGACGGCCACCGGCGGGGTGGCAAGGATCGTCAGGAGCAGGACGGCGGCGGCCACCCTCATGGCCCTCTCCCCCCACCCGGGTCG